TTACGCTGCGTGCTCTGCCTCTAAGCCTTCCATCCATTTTTTTAGACTGGACCTGCGAGCAGCGACTGTACCGCCAAGTTTGAAGCTAGGCATAATTTTATCGTAGACGAGCCGATAAGCCTGGCGCCTGGTGACGCCCAGATACTTGGCGATTGGCTCGACGCCCATTAGCAGATCTGCTTCGTTGTCGTTTTCGTGGTGCATGTTGATTCCCTCTTTTTTTGATTCGTTCATTCGGAACCGCCTTTCAGTGCTTGGCGACCGGCTTCGGTGATGCGCCATGAACGCTTGAGGATTGTTGTTTCCCCGGTAAACTGACGCCAAATAGCGCCGACCAATCCCTTGCTTTCGAGGATGGCAATCGTTTGCGGTCTAATTCCAAGGTCACGCCAGAACCTGCCGGATTTCCCACAGCTATCAGCAATCTGTTTCAAAGCGTGGGTTTGCTGTTCTGTCAGCTTCATTCTGCCTGCTCCCCAAGTACGGATGCAGCGAGCATTTCCTTCCAGATAACGCCGCAAGCTTGTGTGCCAGCCATATGTGTCATCGCGCCCTCGATCTTCATTCGGTCACTCGGCTCCTGCAGAGCGGCGAGGATGGTGGAGAGGATGCGTTGTGACGTTTCCTGAAGGGTCCAGGCGTACAGATTGCCATCCAAGATAAGTTCCTTCACTTCCTCAATCAGTTCGGCGCGTTCCTTACTCGGCATGGCTGGCCTCCTTGTCTGAGTGCGACCTAAAAGCTTCTTCATCACGCCATCCAGATGACCATTGCCAATATTTGGCGCTGCCTTTCGGATAAGGGTTCTGATCCCGCGCGGTGCCTTGTCGATAAGCTTTACGGCCTTCCTCAGCTTTGTTGTCGAAGTAGCTCATAGCGTGACGGTCTCCTTTGCGCGCAAGAGGGCGATGCACGGGTTTAAACCGGCGAATGCATCACGGATTTTCTGTTTGGTTGCCGCAATATTCACGTTGTGAGCGTCTTCCCTGTCAGGCGCGTCTAGCTTGGAGAGACGAAAAATGAGGTCGGTCATGCTGCTTCTCCCAATATAGGAAGGGTTAATAGGCCAAGGCCGTTCTTAGCTGCCGAAATGAGCGCCTGAACGCCTTGATCGCCGGACGCAAAAAGGGTTGTTCCGGTGGATGGAGAACCACCGATACTGCCGTCTGGGCGAATGAATTTTATTTTTCCTGATACGAACAAAATGGCATCTGCGCTTCTTGCAGCCTTCTGCCACCATGGTGCACTAGATCTATCTGGAGTTAGCGCTACGCCATTACCGTGTCGGAAGAACGCATCCAGCCACGGTTCAAGTCCGTTTCGCCCTCCGAATGGAGGGTTCATCCAGACAAAACCAGTCCAGAACGGCGCAAGTTTCAGTCCGTCATCCTCCTGATCCAACCATACCTTACAGGGGACGTCTTTACGCAGGAATGGCGAGGCTACATCCAGATCGAACACGCAATCTAACGCATCAAAAATGTACTTAGGCGTGTACCACTCATCAGAAGCGCCGAGTGTTTCCCAAAAACTCATTTATGACCCTCCGTCTTGAACAGAGCGTCACGAATGGACTTGGCGCGGCTCTTTAAATGATAAGCAACATCATCAACAAGCCCTGACACTTCACAGGCTTCACGCTCGCAATTCAGCGCGGCTTCATTTTTTCCTTTTTCCCATCCACTACGAAATGCAACTTCGACATCAGTCTTTAAAACTGACTTCGTATCAAATTTCCCATCCAAAACACCATCCAGCACCGTGCGGGCTGTGTGAACGGCCTCCTTCATAAAATCATCAAGAGGAAATCTACGACGCGAAAGCGGAGTGTCGTAACAACCCATCAGGTTTTGCAGAGCTTCAAGGGCCTCCGTTAGCTTGGCTTCGATGGCTATTACCTGTTGGATAAGTTTTTCGTTCCTTGAACTTTCGGCTTCCGGGTTTCCGAGAACAAGTCGCGCATCTTCTACAGCACGGAAATGTTCGGGGCTTTCAATCGGATGCGAGATGATGCTGAGGATCATTGCATCCTTCGCCGCGTTGTCGGCTTCGAGTTCTGCGATCAGACAGTCTTTAGTATGGCATTCATTGACAGCGCTGATTAACAGTTCGTCGGCGCGATTGTGTGTCGCACGCTCATTATTTGCATCTTCATTGCATCTGTATTTTGCTTGGTATGCATATTGAAGGCGGTTCTCCAACTCGTTAATCCTAGCGTCCTTCGCCGCCAATAGCTCCTCAGCCTGCTCGACCAGCATGACCGGGGTTCTGAAGTCACCGCCAGCTTTAGGAATGATTACAGCTTTGCTGACAGCATCTTCCATCAGAAGCCCAATCGTGCCTCTGTGTGCGTAGCCAATCGTCACCAGTCCCGTATCTGTAGCTGCAGGCGCGGGGCGGGTGTTCCAGCGCTTAGATGCGTCCTCGTATGCTTCCTCTTGGGTCTCATACTTGAACTCGCTCATCGGGCCGATCATGTCGTCGCAATCAATACATTTAATGTGTGCGATCCAGCCTTCTATGTCGGCATAGTAAGTTTCGAGATTGCTACCCACGCAAAACGGGCACGGCTTCAGTTCACTCGCCATGACGGTCGCCTCCTGATGGGTGGGTGGCAGAAGTCCATGCGTCACGATCAAGGATGCGCTGCAACCGTTGGGCTTTACGTGCCAATTCTTCGGCATCGTTCGTAAGGTCGTAAATCTCCTGCTGTATTCTCGATCTTTGCGCTTGCGTCAGCTTGCTCATTCCGCGCCCTCCGAAGTTGGTGCAGAGGGGAGGATTTCGGCGACGTGATTGCGTAATTGCAGCAGCGCCGTGAAGCCTTCTGCCGATGTTTCAGGGAAAAGTTTGCACCTGTCGTAAAGCTCTCCGGCCTTCTGCAACCACCCATCCCCCTCAACCTTACCGGCGTCGGCATGATCCGGGGAGGATAGGGCGCGGATGGCAGCGGCGTGTAGACGGTGGAAATGCGCAATCAACTTGAACGGGACGCCATCGAGTGCACCGTTACGGGTTGAATAATACTCGGCTTCCTTGTCGTGGTATCGCGCCGCTTCATCCAGTCCCAACTCACGCGCGGCGGATGGCTGTGCGATGAAGGCGGCTTGCAGAGCTTCCCGTGCGATGCCGCTCGGCAATATGTATCGCTTCAGGCGAAGATACGCCTGCATAGCGCCTATTGCCTTTTCACTCGCCTCCATCACACCGCCCTCCGCTGCCGACGGCGATTGTCGTTGGCCGGATTACGACGCTGGCGCGGAGCGCCATAACGGAACCGAACGCCGGTAATGCGCGCCAGCTCGAAGGCGGTGTCTCGCAGCGTTTCGGCCTCAGTGTGATAACCAAGCGCGCGCACTGCCTTTGAAATCGACAGGACCTGCGCGGCGGTCGTGCCTTGCTGCTGGAATTCGGCGGCAGTCAGGGTGGGTCTGTGGATTGCAGACATAGGTGTCTCCTCGTGTTGGTGGGTGCAAAAAGCCGTGGCGCCAGATGCGCAAGGGATGTCATTCTTGGAGGATCGGGGGCTTAAGCGCCCCGTCGCTATCTTTCGTGCCTCATGCCGATAGACCCATCCCAACGCCGCACACAGCAACGCAAAAGGCTACAACGACCGTCATTTCGACCGCTTCACGGGCCGCATAGCGCAGCCACGGCTGTGGGCGGCCATGCTTCCTCGCCTTGTAATCAGGGCGGCGCATTGGCTCGACATTGCCTGCAGCGTTATGACCGGCATCGGTCTGCACGTCTGGTTCCAAGTCGGCGAGCAATTCCAAAAGGGCGCGGTTCATGCTGCAGCCCTCCGGTCTTTTGCCGGTACGTTGTCGTTCGCGACAGGCTCAAGGTAGTAAAAGCCCTGATTGCCGCGTCCGCAGCCTTGTTTTGGAATTGTCCATCCGTGGGATGGCAGCATCTTGCGCAGGCCAACCATAGTTGTTCTGATTACACCGACCGCGTTTTCTGGGCCGCCATTTGGATCAAATGCATAAACGTTATCGACGAGATCGCGCATGTGCATGCGGCGAGGGTAAACGTCGGACAGGGCCTCTATGATTGCCAGTTCGGTGCGTCGGAAATGGACTGCGCCCAATTCCTCATAGGGATCGCGCTCCATTTTAAGCAGCCTCCGCCAGCTCAACTGGAGCACAGCAAGCCACTGCGCCGCTCGTCTGGAAAACTTCGAACGTCTCGCCGGGGCACAGGGCAGCGAGGCGCGTCGCCTCGGCCAAGGCCTGCTCAAACGAGCCGTGTTCGTATGGCATGGTGGTGAAGACGCCAACGCGGCCAGTCTTCTTGCCGCGGCGGAATACAAAGAATCCGCCGCCGATGATTTCATTCGGGCGAGGCTTCGAGCTTCTTCTTCTCGGTGCTTTTGCTGACATGTGAGTTTCTCCTCGTGTTTTGGTCGGTGGGCCAGCAGATCAAGCTGGTGAGGCTGTCTTCGTGCTGTGCTGTCATCGTTATATGCGATATAGTCAACAAATGTCAATGCCATACGATGACAAAAACACATACTCGAAAATGATATGGTTTATTAACTATAAATTGTTCTTGAAATGTTCCGACGCAAGTGGAATCCTTAGTCTCATACTGAGGAGAGGCGGATGGCTGCGTTATTTGTCGTTCAATCCTTCACCGAGTGCCGGTGGGGAATCGTTCCTGACAATCCGATCGAAGTTGAAAACGAAGATCAGGCTGTGAGGTTGGCGGAGAGACTCGCGCCAATAAAGCCCGCAGTCATTGCGGTCTATCGTTGGAATAATCAGGCTGAAGTAATTGCAATGTTCGGACGCGTGCCAGAGGCCGTCCTAGAGGCCGCAAACGGCTAATCAGCGCGTGTTGTACTTTCCGACAACGCGATGACAAACGGGCCAGTCGGCACGGAACTCTTTGAATTCCTTATGCGGATTGTATTGCTCGAGCATCCATTCACGGTCATTGAAACCAACGAGCCGCTTGATGATGGCCTCGTTCTCGTCCATTTCGCTAGTGTGATAAAGGATCACATCTTCGTCGCGCATGGGCGGAAGATTGGGGTTCACGAGCGCGGTTTCACCGGGCCGATAGGCCGGGACCATGGAATCTCCCGACAATAGAAGGCCATAGCCGCCCTTAACGCCTTGCAGGACGGCTGGCATCTTCATGTAGCTGATTGGATCGAACGTAATTATTACGTGACCGTCGCCGCCCTTGGCGGCTGCATAGACGGGGAGGTCGCGTTGATCTCCAACCAGTTCGTTGCCAGGAATGATTTTTGGAGTGAATACATCGGCAGGGCGCTCGCCTGTTATCGGCTCCCGCGTCTGGAACATTTGCCCTTTGCCAAATGCCAGCCAGTCTTCACTAAGATCCAATGCACGCGCTAGGCGGGCAACAAAATCCACGCTGGCCCCGCGCTTCCCGCCTTCAAGCAAACTGATCGACGACTTGTCACGGCCGATGAGGGCGGCAAGATCGGCTTGACTCATATTCTTTGCTTCACGCGCCGTACGAAGGCGCTGGGCGAAATCGTTGTCCATGATGTGCTTTTCGCATATTGATGTGAAAATGTAACGTGCGAATTTGTCATCGTGTGTTGACATCGGTGCGAATCTGTCATATCTATACGTCATCAACCGACGCAGAAGACGTTGGGATCACAAAATGGCAGGCAACAGAATGAACATCCTCCCACGGATTTTCGCCCTTAATAGATAGAAACCATTTTTTGAGGAGAAGCGCCATGATGAACACAGCCGAAAGAAGCCGCATCGCTTCCGCGCCACAAGGGCCATAGATTTCAAAAGGGACACTGCCGACTGAAACGTCGGCGGTGCTTTCGGCGTGGCCTGAATAACCGCGAAAACCAATTTAACGGCGCCACGTCGAAAACTAAAAGGCGGAGTTTAAGAGCCGGCACCACCCGCTGCTCGCTCCGCCCCGTAATTACCGGACCACACGAGGAGGGCCGAAGCCACTTCCAAAGCCCAGCTTTCCTTGCCCAGTACCACCCGGGCCGACCAGACAGATGCCGTTAGACGCGGCATTTGTCAACCACCGCAAATCACACACGAGGAGACATGCAGCATTCATCAAGGCACGAACTGCAGGCAACCGCCGCCGCGCACCGTAAACAAGGCGCATCATTCGGAAAGATCGCTGAACTGATGGGCATTACCAGAGGCCGCGCATGGTCGCTGCTTTCGGAAAGAACGCCCACGTTACCGGCGCCAGAGCCCACCGCAAGCACCGTTGTGCGGCGCACAACCTACAACGGCGGATATTCGGGAGGATGCATGGACATTTATGTCTCGCTTCCCCGCATAACCATTCTGGACGGGCCGTATACGGACACAGTCCACTAGCCTTTTGAGCAGGCCGACCGCGAGGATGACGGGGCCGACGACTAACCTCCCTACGAGGAGGCCATTACTTGAAAACGAAATACACACGAACTGGAGAGCGGGACATGACAAACCGCAAGCCTTACCGGACGGCTGCGCAAAAAGCAGAGGCGCGTGCTTCGGCACGTCTTATTGACGGCCGTTACGTTTCCAGCGCGCCAGTCATTTACCACCGCGCACCGAAAAGAGGTGCCGCATGACCTGCGATTGCGGTGAATGCTGGGACTTACCCGGCGAAATCGTCGTCCACCGGCTTTGGAAGTGGAAGGGCATCATTGTCGAGGAGCGGGACAATTACCGCTGGCTGACTGTGCGTTTCATGATTCCAGGCACGGGCCTTGTGCAACTTGAGGTCTCGCGCTTCGAAGTCAGCCCCTTTTTTGAAGAGGACGGCGGCGGTGTCGAGGCTGACAAGCCTGAAGATGACAACGTCATCCCGGTCGATTTCACCAAGAAGGTGAAGCTTACGAAAAACACCAAGACGAGGGGAGTAGCGTGATGGCTAAGTTTAAAGTGGGTGATCGGGTAAAGATCCTACAGGACGACCCGCTTGGCGGATATCGCGTCGGTGATATCCTCACAGTAACCGGGATCGATGGCGCGTATGTTGAATTCATCGACAACGATGGCGACGAGAGATCGCGCGATGAAGACGAATTCGCGCCCATTGCGGAAGCAACCGGCAAGCCTGCCTTCAAGGTCGGCGACCGGGTGCGCTTGATAAAGGACGGCTTGTCTACGACGGGCGCGGTTGGAAAACTGGCTACGATCGAAGCGTGGTCTGGCGGGAAGGTCGTGGATAATGGCCAATATCTGCTGAATATCGACGGACCTGTCGATTATGAAACGCTTGCGGTCAGGCCACAGTATACTCGTGCAAGCCCGAAATGTTTTGAACTGCTTGCGCCATCCCTCGCCATCGAAACCGGCAAGTTCTATCGTACCCGCGATGGGCGTAAGGTTGGGCCAATCACACGAACGGGCTTCAAAGAGTTGGTTTGGGAAAGTAATGATTGTTATTACGACGAAGACGGTCGCGCCTTGTATCTTGAGTCCACGAACGACCTCATCGCTGAATGGGTCGACGATCCAGCCAGCAATGACAACCAACCGGTCGCGGAGCAACAGGCGGGAACCGTTTTTATCGACGCGTCCAAGGCCGGCCCTTCACAACTGCACGTGGCAAAAGGACCGCTAGTCCGCCTTAACAAGGGATATTACGGCTACGAGCTCGCCCGGTTCGGCGATTATGTCTGGGTCGAAATTGGGCAGAAAGCACCAATCGTAATGCGTGCAGACGCAGTAACGGTGGCAGCATGACCTCCACCACGTACAGCCACACCCGCAACTATGCGCCTAAAGACTATGCGGACGGTGACACCTTCTACGAGCCGGAAACCACGCTCGGCCTTGGTGACCGCTTTGTGTGGGGCTTGGCAGTTGTAGCGGCGCTCGCTCTGCCCGTCGGCTTTTACGCATGGGTGCTGGCATGATTTCCTTCACCACAAAAGCCACGGCTGACATGCCGCACATCGATCCCGGGCGAAAGCCCGGTGTCGGACGCGTAGGGCAGTCCTTGACGCTTGCGGCGTTCGCGCTGGCAATCGCCACGACAATTGCTGCCTTCCTGTTCTGGAACCTGCTGCTGCCGTTTTACGGGCTGCTTTATTTGTGGGGTGCGGCATGACCGCCCCACGCGCATGGCTGCTCACAAGCCTACCGGCATGGCTCGTAGGCTGGCTCATACTTGCGGCCGTCATCGCCGCAATCGCAGTTACCCACCACACCTACTGAACACGAGAGACCTATGGCACTATCTCTTTCAAGCCTTAAGTCGACCAAGAGAAACGATCCGCCTGTGATCCTTCTCTACGGCGTCGACGGCATCGGAAAGACGTCGCTCGCGGCTGAATTCCCAGACCCGATCTATCTGGCAACCGAAGGCGAGCGCCCGCCGTCTGACATCGAAATGGCAACCCCCGGCACGATTGAATCCTTCGACGATATGCTGAACGTCATCGGCGAACTGCTGACCGAAGAGCACGACCGGCGCACCGTGATTATCGACAGCCTCGATGGGCTGGAACCGCTTGTCTGGCGTGCGACATGCGCGCGCTTGGGCGTGGCGAGTATTGAAGAACCTGGATTCGGCCGCGGGTATGTTGAGGCCGACACCGAATGGAATGAGCTGATGAGCGCAGTCTCGGCGCTGGCGAGGGCCGGAATATATGTGGTGATGCTTGCGCACCCTGAGATTGTCCGCTTCGACAGCCCTATCACGGATCCATATTCGAGATATTCGGTCAAACTTCACAAAAGGGCAAACGCACTGGTTCGCGAGAAAGTCGATATCGTTGCTTTCTTGAACTACCGCGTATCGATTAAGGAAAAAGAGGTCGCCCGTCAAACGAAGGTTGCTCATGCCGAAGGCGGGAAAGAGCGTCAGATACACCTGAACGAAGGTGCTGGGTTCGTAGCAAAGAACCGGTTCAGTATGCCTGATACCGTTTCCTACAAAAAGGGACAGGGTTTCGATGACTTGGCGCGGTACTGGTCTCTAGCTAATGACAATGGCCGGCAGGAGGCTGCGTAAAAAATGGGCGAACGCGAGGTGCGGGTGAAAACCTGCACAGCATGCCGAGAGGTGAAGCCCATCATTGAATTCAACCGCAACAAAAGCCGCAAGGATGGGCGCAGCAGCATCTGTAAGGTTTGCAAGCGCAAAACCGACGCCGCGTATAGAGCTAAGAATCCCAATAAGAACAAAGAAGACTACGCAAAGCGGATCGCAGAAAACCCAAACTATTGGGCGGAATGGTACGCATCCAACCGAGAAGATGCACTGGCCAGAGTGTCCAAGTGGCAAAAAGAAAACCCAGAGAAGCGTAGGGAAATAAATAAGAAATTCCACGAAGACAATCCAGGTTACGGCAAAGAATGGGAGAGACGAAATCCAGATAAGGTGCTCGCAAAAAGGGCAAGGGCGTATGCCAAGAAGAAAAATTCGCCAGAGTGGAAAGTCGCGAATACCCTCAAGGTTGGAATATACAAAAGCCTGAAAGACCAGAAGGCCGGTCGGAAATGGGAATCTCTAGTTGGGTATACCGCCGATGAACTTATAGCTCATCTTGAGAAGTGTTTTCTGCCAGGAATGTCTTGGGGCAACTATGGCAACGATGGCTGGCACATAGACCACATTATCCCGCGATCGGTCTTTAACTATCAAACGCCTGACGACATCGACTTCCAGAAATGCTGGGCTCTGTCCAATTTGAGGCCCTTGTGGGCAGCGGACAATATCAGGAAGGGCGCAAAACTTGATGTGCCATTCCAGCCGTCGTTGGCGATACCAGCCAACGACAACACCAATCCTATGATGATAGGAAAAACCTAATGGAAAAAGCTCTAGCTGGCCTCGTAGCAATCGCAGCCATCCTCTTCTTCGCACCGCTCATCGGCGTTCTCGGTGGCGCGTTCGTCGGCTGGGTTGTGGGCCTGTTCTTCGCAGAAACGATCCACGCCTTCCTTGCCGCCGTTGGCATCAACGCGGCAGGCCTTGCGATGTGGCAGATCGGCGCTTCGCTTGGTTTCATCGGCGGGTTCTTCCGCCCGGCTATTCATCGGGCGAAGGCATGACCTGGCTATCGCCAAAGGACCGCGCTGCGAACATTCCGAAGCGCTTCAGCCATGTAAGGCTCAAGTCATGGGATGCGGCCTATATGGTCTGTCGCGTCGAGATAATCGACGGTATGCCATCACTATGGCTGTCCGACGCCGACAATATGCAGGACTGGCGATATCCAGCCGACCTTGACTGGATCGTCGAACATGAGCCGCCACAGTCGGCTCACTGAACCACACCAACAACACGAGGATTTTATAGATGGCCAGACTTGGCTCAACATTTGACGCAACCAAACACGACACTACGCAGTCAGATTACTCGGAACTGCCGAACGGCGACTATGAGCTGGAAATCGAGGCCAGCGAAGTAGCGGCCACGAAGGACGGTACGGGCACCATTCTGAAGACCACGATGGTCGTTATTCGCCCGGAAGAGTACGCGAAGCGCAAGCTCTTCAACAATTACAACCTCGAAAACAAAAGCACTCAGGCGCAAGAGATCGGCCAGCGCCAGTTCGCTAGCCTTTGCCGGGCGATTGGTGTTTCGGAAGTCGAGGATTCCGAAGAACTGCACTTCAAAGCGTTCACGGCAAAGATTGGCCTGGGAAAGCCCTCAAAAGACGGCCAGTACCCGGCTAGAGCGGAAATCAAAAAGTACTACTTCCCCGACGAAGGCAACGTTCCCCAGCCTTCAATCGACGCCAACCAGCCGGTAGCGCAGGCCCGTCCGGCCAATGACAACCGACCGGCTGCGGCAAACAGCAACAAGCCTGCACCGGCTGCTGCTGCGGCAGGCAAGAAGCGCCCCTGGGGTTAAGCCACACCAACCCGCTACTGGCGCGAAAGCGCCGGTAGCAACCACCTTACCGATCCGAACACGAGGAGATACGCATGGCTTATGAAGCGGAGCGCAGACAGATCGATGCCGCGCTGCCAATACGCTTTGACGGCGCGTTTGTAGCTGGCGGCGCTGTGACGAGCGTTTTCACCGGGGCGAAGATCAATGACGTTGATCTTTACTTCAAATCACGCCGGGCGTTTGAGCGCGCTGTTTATGACGCATATGAGGAAGGCCTATGGTGCGTCGCTGCTAGCAAGCGGGCCGTGACGTTTGCCGACCAAAGCAACAATATCGCCCAGTTGATGTATTTCGACTTCTTTCCGACTGCCGAAGATATCTTCAAGGCATTCGATTTCACCGTCTGCATGGGCGCAGTGGACTTGGACACGGGCCAGCGATCCGAATGGAAGGGAGCAGAATTCGTCACCGTCGGCGAAAAGCATCCCGACTCCGGCTTTGTTTTTCATCCAGACTTTCTGAAACACAACAGCCAGCGGTTCCTGAAATTCAACACTGGAACGCGATATCCGCTGGCTTCATCAACACGCGTTCTGAAATACCAGCAGCGCGGTTACACGATCGGCAAAGGCGATATGATGAAGATCGCGCTGGCTGTTCGTGGCGTGAAAATCGACACATGGGACGATCTGAAAGACCAGATTGGCGGCTCTTACGGCGACAAGGTTGTTCTCGGCAACGAGGACAAGCCGTTCTCCATCGAGGCGGCGATTGATGCCCTTACTGTCGACGACGCCGAAAGCGAGCCATGGGTGCAGCCTGCGAATGACAATATGCCGGGCACTGCAGAAGCGTTGCTAGCGCATATCGCAAACCTCAACGGCGTCGAATTCGTCCTGCCTGAACTCGACGAGGACGGCTGGCCTTTGGCCGCCTGAGGAGGAAAACATGACGATACCCAAGCTGACGAAAGAGCAAGCCGCCATCATCGGCGCCTATACAGGAATCGCAGCAGGTCCATTTAGTGACATTCATGGATATGCAGAGAAGGTTCTGGCCGTCCTGTATGGACACATGAATTTGCCGACAAGAGGCTTTCCGAGAAGTTACGCACCGCTGCCAAGGACGACTTCCTGTCTATCTGCGCCGCCTAAACCCAACAGGCGCGGCTACCAACCGCGCCTTCTACCACCAAACACGAGGAGACTTAGAATGGGACAGTCAACCGACGCAATTCTTGTTTTTGGCATTCAGCTGAAAGAAGAGGACCAAACACCAGAATTTTTGGGCGATTTTGACGACTTTGACGAGTACGTTGACAATCTGAACGGCCTTTCAGGCGCCGATTATAAGGTTCGAAAAGACGCCCGCGAATCCTGCCCCGCGGATATGACGATGCACTGTTCGCTCGACTATACCATGTACGTTTTGTCCGTTCGGGGCACTGAAACTGTCGCATCTCGCGGATACCCAAAAGAAATTAAAACTCTGGATGTTTCAGCCACACAGATTGAGGCGTTCAAGGAATGGTGCGCGGCGCGCGGCATTGAGAGCGCGGAGCCTAAATGGCTGCTTTGCAGCATGTGGGCTTAACGGCGGGCGAAAACCAACCATCCTTCACACGAGGAGACTTTGATGAGAGTCAGCATTGACCGCTCACAGCTCGCGCACGCCTTGGCGACCGTCACGCGCGCCATCGAAAACCGCAACACGATTCCTATTCTCGCCAACGTGCTCTTGGCTGTTGAGGACGGCCAGTTGCGCCTCACCGGCACCGATCTGGACGTGGAGATTACGACCAGTCTGCCGGTGCTCGACTGCCAGCCGGGCAGCGTTACCGTTCCCGGCAAGATGCTTGCGGACATCGCAAAGCGCGCGACGGGCGACATATCGCTTGCCTTAGATGGAGGTCGCCTTACGGTCGCATCTGGTCGCAGCCAGTATAAGCTCGACGTTTTGCCCGCTCAAGACTTTCCGTCCTTCAGTGCAGGGAAGTTCGACACGACGCTTGAGCTCGATCTGGCCGCGCTTGTTGCGCCGTGTGTGCACGCAATCTCCACGGAAGAAGCCCGTTATTACCTCAATGGCGTCTATCTGCATGCCGTCGACGACCGATTGGTTGCTGTAGCAACAGACGGGCACCGGCTTATGCGAAATGTCGGCCCTGCCGGTGATTTGGACTACGGCGCTATACTGCCGCGCAAGCTCGTGGGTTTACTGCCGAAAGGTGCTGTTACGGTCGAACTGTCCCAAAACAAGGTGCGCGTCACGTCTGGCTCGACGGTTATCACTTCCAAGCTGATCGACGGCACGTTTCCTGATTATGTGCGTGTCATTCCAGCCGGTAATAGCAACGTGCTTGCCGTCGATCGGCAGGCGCTCATGAAGGCGGTCGAGCGTGTCGCCGCGGTTGCGGACGACAAATCTCGCGCCGTAAAATTCGCAGTCGGCGATGTGCTCCGACTGATGCTGGCTGACAAGGCCAGCGATGAGGTTTCGATTGAGTTCGAAGGCGAGCCTTTGGAAATCGGCTTTAACGCCCGGTACGTCAACGACATGCTTGGCGCGTTGGATGAAGCAAACGTGCGCTTTGCTCTCGGCGATGCAGGCTCGCCTGCCGTCGTCAAGGGCGAGGGCGAGTGGACGGGCGTGCTTATGCCGATGAGGGTGTAGGGGATGGCGCCAACCAAAAAACGGCTCGATGAACCCGCAATCTTCAACGCCGTTGAATATGCGCTGCGCCATGAAGGCGTTACCGAAATCGCGTTTTCAGAAGATGGCGAATACGAAGTCGAAATCCACGAGGCATCCAGCTTGATGCCATTCGTCAGATGCCTGTTGCGCGAGTTGGAGGTGATTTCCTAATGGCCCGTTTCATTATCAACTACACCTTCCACGGTCGCAGTAGCAAAACAATCGAAGCTTCCTCGAAAGAGGAAGCAGAAGAATTGACGTGGGCCGAAGTCGAACGTGACGATTTTGAAATCGACGCCGACGAAATTGACGATGTCGATTTCACTGTTTCTGAGATGCATCCGGTTACGCGTGACGGCCGTGAAATTTGGACCACCTACGTTCGTGACGGAGACCAACGCGGCCATCCTTCGGCGTTGGCCTCGTCTCCACTATTCGGGGGTGCATAATGGCACCCCTCCCAAAAGCCGAATCCAGCACGGTCCGTGCCATTTATCAAGCTTACGAGGCCCAGGCTAAGTCCTGGGACTCGTGGGGCATCAGCGTGGGCGAGGCGGGCACCGAATGTGACAGAGCCTTGTGGTACGGCTTCCGCTGGGTATCAGCGCACGAGGTTCATTCGGGTCGCCAGCTTCGGCTGTTCGCCACCGGCAATATCGAGGAAGATCGCTTGGTCGCCGACCTCGAACGCATCGGCGTCGACGTATACGGGCAGCAGGACAAAATCAGGCTGATATCGGGGTTCGTTCGCGGCAAGTGCGACGGCAAAGCCATGGGCGTGCCAGAAGCCCCGAAAACCGAACACCTGCTGGAATTTAAGTCGAGCAACGAGAAGGGTATCAAGGAACTACAGAAGCACGGCTGCCAGAAGGCAAAGCCATTGCACTACGCCCAGTGCCAGCTCGGGATGCAGGCTTTCGGCCTGACTCGCTGCCTGTATCTGGCTTCGTGCAAGAACACCGACACGCTTTATGCAGAGCGCATCGAATACGACGTTGAATTCTGCCTTCGACTGCTGGCACGCTGCGAACGCATCGTGTTTTCGGATGAGCCGCCCAGCCGGATTAGCGAAGATCCGGAGTTCTTCGGCTGCATGTTCTGCAAGCACAGAGGTGTTTGCCACGAAGGTGTGCAACCGCGCGTCAACTGCCGCACCTGCCTTCACGTCCAGCCTGAACATGGCGGTGATTGCCATATGTCATGCGCACGCTGGAACAAGCCATTGTCGATCGACGAGCAGCGCGACGGTTGCCCGGCTCACCTCTATCTTCCGGGGCTGATAAATGGCGAGCAGATCGATGCTGACGAGGTTGCGGAGACGGTTACGTACAGACTGGCGACGGGTGAGATTTGGGTAGATGGGGTGAGGGGAGAGGTGGCTTGATCTGGCAAGGTGAAACCGAAGCGCAATGGCGCGAACGTACGATGCAGTGGCATCGCAAATTCTGTCTTTTCCCCACGCAGACTGATGACGGCAGGTGGGTTTGGTTGGAGCATGTATGGCGACGACGCCAGCCAACTTACTTCAACGGCGAATACTACTGGGTTTTCCATGTTGGCGTGTTGCCACCTGAGGAACCAGAATTTTGCACAACGCCGCCACCACCAAGAAAATAGTAAGGACGGAAGCAGTGCTTCAACTCAGAGATTATCAACGCGCCGCGGTTGACGGCCTGTATGACTACTGGCGCGAACAACCCGGCTCGCCTCTTATCGTGCTTCCGACGGGCGGCGGCAAGAGCCTCGTGCTGGGTACGATTTGCAAGGAGCTGATCGAAGGCTGGCCCGACATGCGCGTGCTTGTCGTGACGCATGTACGCGAGCTGATCCTGTCGAATTACCAGGAGCTTTTGAACATCTGGCCTTTCGCTCCGGCGGGAATATTTTCGGCAGGGGTAGGACGGCGGGATGCGAAGGCGCAGATCGTTTTCGGAGGTGTACAGACGATAGCAAACAAGGCGGAGCAGATCGGCCATATCGACGTTGTCTTGGTCGATGAGGCACACCTAATGCCACGCAATTCGGAAACGCAGTACGGCAAGCTGATTGAAGGCCTGCGCGCCATCAACCCTGACCTAAAGCTGGTCGGCCTCACAGCCACGCCTTATCGCTTAGGCGAGGGGCTTTTGACGGAAGGTGACGGCGCGCTTTTCGACGCCATCTGCTTTGAAAAGCCGATTGGCGAGATGATCGAGGAGGGGTATCTCTGCCGTCCTATTTCAAAAGGCATGGCAACCGCCTTCGACCTGTCGGGCGTCGGTAAACAGGGCGGCGACTACAAGCAGAACGCGCTACAGGCGGCCATCGACAAGGACGAAATCACCGCTTCCGTGGTCGACGAGATCGTCACATACGGCACCGCATCGGGCGCTGAGCGTAAGGCTTGGCTGTGCTTTTGCAGCGGCGTTGAACATGCCCGGCATATGCGGGACGAAATTCGCAGCCGGGGATTTAGTTGCGAAACCGTGACCGGCGACACTCCAACCGGCGAGCGCGACCGAATTCTTGCTGACTTCAAGGCTGGCAAGATCCGCGCACTGACGAACAATTCAGTGCTGACGACGGGAACAAACCTGCCGATCATCGATCTGGTCGCGTTTTGTCGCCCGACCTTATCAGCGGGCCTTTATGTCCAGATGGCGGGGCGTGGCTTGCGGCTTTATCCGGGCAAGGAGAACTGCCTCTTTCTGGACTTTGCTGGCGTTGTTCGTAAGCACGGTCCTATCGATGCTGTCACGCCGCCCGGGATGAGGAAAGGTGACGGGGAAGCGCCCGTGAAGCAATGTCCGCAAGATCCTGACGATCGTGGTCTAGTGGGCTGCGGCTCGCTAATCCATGCGTCGCTGCACACATGCCCGGATTGCGGATACGAATTCCCGGTCGATGAAACGCCGAAGATATCTGCGCAGGCCGAAGACGTGCCGATGTTGTCGAAAGACAACGCCAGCACTCACCAGGTGGAACGGCGTACCTTCGCATACCACGAAGGAAAGGGCGGGAAGCAGGACAGCGTGAAGGTGTCTTACTGGGTTGGTATGTCGCCAATCAACGAATGGCTCGGCCCAGCCCATACCGGCTTCTTTAAGTCGAAGTCTGACAGGTGGTGGCGAAGGCATGGCGGAGAAGCGCCGTTCCCGAAAACTGTGCTCGAATTCATGGAGCGCCAGAACGAATTGCTGCCCACGGGTGAAATCGTCGTGAAGCCCAACGGCAAATACTGGGAAGTGGTCGACGCTATTGCGGGCGCTGCGAATGACAATGTGCCCGAGGCTGGCAATGATAATGAGCCGGCGGAGAATTATGGGCGGATATCGGCCGGGCTGGCTGAAATTCTAGATGACGATATTCCGTTTTAAGGGGAGGGAAGATGAGTAGTTCACATCTGGTAGTAGTCGCCAGAAACCATCGGACTGGCGAAATACAATTACCTCTAGAAGATTTGACGCTTTATGGCGTCGAACCTGTCAAAGAAGATGAATTGGTGCGGGGTATTGCCAAACAATATGACGAAGACTGGGGCATCACTTTGTACGGGCAGGTCGGCCCTAATTATTCTGGCAGTAAAACGTAGAGCCATTAACGGGATGCGCCGCGAGGCGTGTTAGAGTGAATACTGGACTAACCAACCTACCACCAAAACACGAGGAGCAACAATGACGGAGAATTACGACCCGTATAACCCGGCGCCTATTGGTCACAATAGACCTCCGCTTTCTGCGTACGAGACCGTCAAGCAGGAAATCGAAGAACTGTTCGATGAGGCAAAGAATTTCGCGGACGGCGAAGCGATCGCCAACCAGGCAATTGCCGATGCGATCACCGAACTGCACGACAAGCTTCATGAGGCCGGGAAGCGTGCGGACGATGCTCGCAAGGATGAAGCGAAGCCGCATGACGATGCGAAGGCGGAGATACAGGACCGTTACAACAAGCTGATCGGCAATACGAAATCGGTCAAAGGCAAGGTCGTTCTCGGCAAGGAGACGCTGCAAACCTTACTGACCCCGTGGCGCAATAAGCTTGTTGCTGAGAAAGAAGCTGCCGCACGTGCTGCTCGTGAAGAGGCAGATCGCATTGCGCGGGAAGCACAGGAAGCCATGCGAGCCAGCGCAGGCAATCTCGAAGAGCGTGAGAAAGCCGAAGAACTGCTTACCGAGGCGAAGAAAGCCGACCGTTGGGCTAAGCGCGAAGATCGATCAGCAACCACGGGCACGGGTCTGCGCACGATCTGGCGCTGCACGCTGGAAGATGAAGGCAAGGCGCTGGATTGGGCATATGGCCGAGCGCCGGAGCGATTCAAGGAACTGGTGCAGTCGATGGCCGAGGAAACCGTGCGCGCCGGGATGCGTCAGGTGCCGGGGTTCAGGGTCTGGGATGAGAGAGTGGCGAGGTGAGCGTCAACGTAGCCGCTTGATGGTGAAATAACTTATCGGTACCTTTGAAGCGCGTTGCTGAATGAAGGAATAAGTCGTGCGCAAGATAGAGATATATTCTAAATCCGGTGGCAATTCAGGGCAGTATGTGGATCGCTGGTATCTCGTTCACGCTGACGATGGCACTTATCAAGTTGAATACCACTGGGTTAACAAAATGGGTCAGGGCCGGAAAGATGTAGAAGGCTCAAACCTATATTCCTTGGAAGAAGCATATATTAGGGCGCCACAGGAAGCGATTGAAGTAATCAAGAGAGAACTGAACCTCTAAGGCTACACCCCGCCAGCCACCAACTGGCGGGTTACCACCACGAAACACGAGGAGATGACATGAGCAATATTGCTGATGCGCCAGCTATTGCGCCGTGCGCAATCGTCGGCGACGCGAGCCTTTATCAAGCCGATTGCAGAGACGTTCTGCGGTCGCTCGCAGACAACTCTATCGACAGCATCGTCACTGACCCACCTTACGCACTCGTCAGCATTGTGAAGCGCTTCGGCAAGCCCGGGAGAGCGCCCGCAAAGGGTAACGAGGCTTATCAGCGAGCATCTGCTGGCTTCATGGGCAAGACGTGGGATACCGGTGAAGTCGCGTTCAGCGAGGAGTTTTGGCGAGAGTGCCTGCGGGTTTTGAAGCCCGGTGGGCACGTCGTCGCATTCAGCGGCACGCGCACGTATCATCGCATGGCTGCGGCGATCGAGGACGCTGGATTTGAAATCCGCGACCAACTCGGCTGGCTATATGGATCGGGTTTTCCCAAAAGCCATGATGTTGCAAAGCAAATTGACAAAAGTGCCGGCTTCTGGCGCGGGAAAGCCGGTGCAATCAAGGATAAAACTGTGGGTCAGGTTGCTAAAGGCACCGAGTATGAGCGCACTGAGAAGGGTGAACCCATTACCGACGAAGCTCGCGAATGGCTAGGATGGGGCACAGCATTGAAGCCGGCTTGGGAGCCTATCGCCTTGGCGCGAAAGGCGTTGTCTGGCACCGTTGCCGCGAATGTGCAACCGGCGAATGACAACCAGCCTCCCTTACAGGCCAGACTTTTCGGAGACGCCGCATGACGATCCGCTACCGTTTTCGTCAAAAAGACCGGGGGCACAGCCATCCCGGCAGCGCCCCGGCCCAATATCCTCTCGAGGGAGAGGCTTTCAAGCGTCCGTATTGGAGAGGTTCGCTTGAAGTCGCTCACCATAACACGTCTTCTCAACATGAAGTTAAAATAAATACGGGAGAGCAACATGCAGCCTGACGCCGACATCTGCCACGTCTGCGCCCGCCACGCCGTAGGTCTCGGCGTGCAGGCAGACCGCGAGCCGATCCGCTGGCTGTGCAAGGAATGCGCCGACATTGCCGAGCATATTCGGCACCGCAGGCGGTTGGACCCGTACGAGCTTCGCGCCCTTGATACGGGCGTGGAGGCGGTTGGGGGGTACCTACAGGAGATTGGCAAAACCGACCTTAAGGAAATGGACGAACTCGAAGCGCGCATGCTCGTGAAGGCCGCGTGGGAAGGCTGCGGGCGAGGGATGCGTGCGGCCCTAAGCGAAGCTCCATTCTGATGAAACACGACAACGACAACAATGCTCTCCGCTTCCTCTCCGTGTGCAGCGGGATCGAAGCGGCTTCGGTTGCTTGGAAGCCACTCGGATGGCAGGCGGTGGCTTTTAGCGAAATCGAGAAGTTTCCGTCTGCCGTGCTGGCTCACCATTATCCAGACGTGCCGAACCTTGGAGATTTCACCGAGATCGACACCACAACGCTTGGGCGTGTCGACATTCTTTGCGGAGGGACGCCTTGCCAGGCCTTCTCTATCGCTGGCGCACGCCGTTCGCTCGAAGATGAGCGTGGTAATCTAACACTATCATTCGTGGAGCTTGCGCATGAGCTTGCAGCAGGAAATGGACTTCGGAACGTCATCTGGGAGAATGTCCCCGGCGTCCTCTCAACCAAAGACAACGCATTCGGATGTTTCCTTGCCGGGCTTGTGGGAGCAGATGATCCCATCGTGCCGACAAAGCGATGGACGAGTTACGGTATGGTTTCTGGACCGAAAGGACGGGCCGCGTGGGCTGTCAAAGATGCCCAATTTTTCGGACTGGCCCAACGACGCAAGCGTGTCATCGTTGTCGCAGATTTTGGAAACGGGGCGGATCCCGCAGCGGTTTTATTTGAGCCAGAAAGCATGTGCCGGGATACTCCGCCGAGCAGAGAAGCGGGGCAAAACGTTGCCCCAACAATTAGCGCGCGCCCTACAGGCGGTGGCGGACTTGGAACCGACTTCGATCTCGACGGCGGCTTGATTTCATCGACCGGTGACGTTGCGCACTGCCTGAATGCTGGTGGTATGGGCAGGCAGGACTACGAAACCGAAACGATGGTTGCGCACCCGTTGCTGGCCAAGGGCAACAGCAGCCACGACGACACGCTCGAAACATATGTGGCTCATTCCTTGCGCGGCGAAGGCTTCGACGCCAGCGAGGACGGAACCGGGCGCGGGACGCCGATTGTTCCGGTGTCTGTTGCGTTGCGTGGTCGCGAAGACGGGTCAACGGCTGAAATGGGCGATGATGTGTCGTTCGCATTGCGTGCAAGCCAAGGCGGCGCGGATAAGCCGCACGTGTTGGCACCCGTCGCCTTCGCCCAAAATACGCGCGACGAAGTGCGGATGATTAATGGTGATGGCCAGATCGCTGGAGCTTTGGCGGCGGATGCTGGAATGAAGCAGCAGACATATCTTCAACATGGTTGGGCCGTTCGTCGCCTAACGCCGACAGAATGCGAGCGCCTGCAAGGCTTCCCAGACGGATATACAAATATCCCATGGAGAGGGAGGCCAGATAGTCCAGATGGGCCACGTTATAAGTCGCTCGGCAATAGTTGGGCCGTCCCAAAATTCAAGTGGTTGGGTAAGCGCATTGCAAGCCTGATGCCAGTCACGGCCGCCAACGATAACTATCTCAGCAGGCCTGACGTCGATCTTCTAGCGAGTTAAGCAAATCGCTCAGTTCCTTGGCATCGCGGTAGTTCATCCCTACCGCTTGCCGTACGCCCATTTCGACTGGCTTTTGAACTTGCTGATCTAACACTGACCAGGTGTCGTTAATTCCGTTTGACGCTTTGTATCGTCCGCCGATGTACCGCCCACCCTTCAATGTTGATCTGCTCATCCCAGTCCTTTCAAGGTTCGAATCGATTGAAATCTATGATTACAGACATGGTTAACACATCGCAAGTTGCCGCCGTCGCAACCGTCCCCATGCTCGACAATCACTGCAGCGTAGCTGCTTCGCGCTGCGCTTGAAGATAATTCAGCAAGTCGGCCAGATCGTCGGCTTGCTCCCATTCAAGGCCGATCTGTTTGACGCCGTTAACCTCCGCGGCATCGCCAGTTTGCACATCAATCACGGCCCAGACCCCGTCGTACATTTCAAATGTATCGTACCGAGCTTCTGCCATGGCTCTTTCTCCATCAATAGGAATTTCATGGAATATACCATCAAAGCCATCCCCACAGAATACGCTGGCGTTAACTTTCGTTCGCGCCTCGAGTCCCGTTGGGCGGCATTTTTCGATCTCGTCGGGTTAAAATGGGATTACGAACCATTCGACCTTGAAGGATGGGTGCCGGATTTCTTGCTGAGAACGTCCCTGACGAATGTTCTGGTCGAGGTCAAGCCGGTAGACCTGACGGCCTATATTGACGCTGTAAATAGAGGCCTTGACGATGCCGCTCAGCTATCTTCCTACGATAAAGCACTGTCTCATTCCCGCAAGCACCAGGTTCTTTTACTCGGCATGGCGCCCTTGGAAATGCAGGGAGCAGTTTTGCCAATCGGCATCCACGCTGTTCCACCACGCGGGGCAGAATACTCGTTTGACGACATGCAGGACGCGCTCACGGTTGTAGATACAGCTTTCGTAACGGACGCATGGCGCAAAGCCGGCAGCGTCACGCAATGGACAGTTGACGAACCGACTGTATCCACATCGCAGGTCGTCATCCGCGCACTTGATCGCGCGCGTCGCAAATCCGAACAGAAGAGGGCAGCATGAACATGACTATCGCATCTGATCTGTCTCGTGATCTCGCACTTGCCTATATCGCTGCCGATATCCCGGTTTTCCCATGTCGGGCGAAAGACGAGGAAACCAACGAATTTGACGAAGAAACGGGCGAAATTGTTGTTCTGAAAGCCAAAACGCCGCTTTTAAGTAACGGGTTTAAGGGCGCCACGAAAAACCTCCGCGTGACGAATATTCTTTGGGATCGCAATCCGGGCGCTATGGTTGGCATCCCGACCGGCGAACAGTTGGGCGCGTGGGTGCTCGACGTCGATGTGCATAAGGATGAGAACGGCGAGATTATCGACGGGTTCGAGACGCTAGCCGTCCTTGAAGATAAGTTCGGCCCGCTCCCGAGAACCGCAACCGCTCGCACTGCTGGCGGCGGAGAGCATCGTTATTTCAAATATGTGCCGGGCGTTCGCAACCGTGGCAGACTTGGCGCTGGGCTGGATGTTCGTGGATCGGGTGGGTACGTCGTCGCTCCCGGTAGTATGATGGAAGATGGGCGTACCTACAAATGGGTGGACTATTCCGGCCCTGGGCTGCCTCCTTTAGCAGATGCCCCGCAATGGCTGCTGGACCTCGTTTTGCCAAAGGCGCCCGCATCGACCGGTGCGGATTACACCTATGACCGCGGGAGCAACGACGCTTATATCGATCGCGCAATTCAACTGGAGTTAGAAGAAACTGCGTCTGTGCCGATGGGTGCTGGGCGCAATAATCGTTTGAACGCGGCAGCGTTTTCTCTGGGCACTCTTGTCGGCGCTGGCGCTTTGCCAGAACATGAGGCGCGTCAATTGTTGCAGGATGTTGCGCGTGGGTGGGGCCGTGACTGGGTCAAGTGCTGCAAGACAATCGAAAACGGCCTGTCTGCTGGTATGCGCCAACCACGACAAATTCCTGAACGGTCATTCTACGATGATGACAGCACTCCACCGGTTAGCGTGACCGGACTTATTGAGAAATATCGCAATCGTCACGACGACGATGTAACTGATGGCGACCACCCAGCGGGTGCAGACGAGGCGGTTCCAGAGGCCGACGACGACGATGTTCCTGACTACAAGCTGGAAGCTGTCGCCGATCTGGAAAGTCTGACATATCCGGGCGGGTTGGTTGAAGACATGATTGACTGGATTGTATCAAGCGCGGAACAGCCATCACGCACGCTTGCCATGGCCGCTGTGTTGCCATTGCTGGCGTCGTTGGCTGGTGCTCGATATTCGACAGGTTCTCGCGATACACGTCCAAACCTATACACCGTTGCACTGGCGGAATCGGGCTTCGGTAAAGAGCACGCCCGATCGCAGATCAAGCGTATACTCATGGCCGATCAAGGCATATTCGATGCTTATAGCGGCCCCGCGCGGATAATGTCAGCGTCGGCGTTGCGTGAGGTGCTGGAAAAACATCCATCGGTTAACTGCCAGATCGATGAATTTGGCGGCTTCATACGCGATATCACAGACCGAAAGGCAGGCAGTCATCAGCGGGCAATTTCGACGGACCTGCGAGACTATTACTCGGCGTCGTCAACATTTTTCGAAGGCGCGGCCTATCGCGGTGTTCCTCCGAAGAGAATTTATAACCCCACGCTATGCATTCACGGCACTTCGACACCGGAACAATTTTGGTCAGCCCTCAGTAGCGCAAGTGCCGAGGACGGACTGCTGCCGCGCCTTATCCTATTCCATGTTACAGGCGAAAAGCCTGACGCTTTAAAACCGTCCCGTGATGTTCGCGAGGTGCCGTATCTTCTGATGGAGCGCATGTCATCGGTTGCCGGCATTAATGTGGCCGCCAAACGGGGCAATCTGTCTGGGATGAATATACAGGTGCCTGCTTATGGAGAAAACAAACCGTACATCGTTCAATGGACACCAGACGCGACAGCTCTTTTCAGGTCCGTCAAGGATTCGATTGACGCTCGAGAAAAGCTGCTGGCGTCAGAAGCCCGACCGTTTGCACGACGCATCATTGAAAACGCGATCAAACTTGCGCTGATCGTTGCGGTTGGGAAAGACCCAACGGAACCGGTTATAACCGAAACCGATTTTGAATGGGCTTCATGTGTAGCTTGGACGTGCGCAGCAACAATGATCGCTGAGGTGACAGAGCGATTGGCCGACAATGACCGTGAGGCGAACTATAAGCGCATCGTGGGGCTAATCCGCAAGGCAGGCACCAAAGGCATCACGGAAAGCCGCCTGTTCGATCGTTGCAAAGCAATCGAGGGACGTCGCCGGGAAGAGATATTGAAGGAGCTCTTTCACACTGGGAAGGTGATAAAACAGGAGGCAAAATCCAAGCGAGGGCGACCTGCAAATCGGCTTGTCTGGATGGACTGACATGACGGGGCTTCGGCCCCGTTTTTTTGTTTTTAATAGGACGATTAAAAACCATCCACCGCGGCAATTCTGTCCATGGATTAAATTCGACCGCCGAATTCTGTCCCGGATTTTAATCGGTTCTGGATGGATAAAAATCAGGTCAAAAAGATCAATGAAATCAATGGTTTGAACTCTCTATATATATTAAAATCCATTCATCAACGTATTATATAATAAGTACCTTTTTAGATAGATTCATGGGGTCTGTATATAAAGGGGTTGCAGAATGGACAATTAATGCGACCGCGGTTTTTCGGTAATTCATTTTCTGCCTGTCCATTAACACGACATTTATTGAGACGTTCCACACTCCTCTTGCCGCTACCAACGGCATACCGCAATCAACACGAGGAGCTCACATGGCACGCAGCCGCACACGCGCGCCTTCGTCTACCGCACCGTCTACTACCACACAGATCACACGCATCAACGGCGCCCGCGTCAAGATTACCACCAAGGATGGGACGGTGACGACCAAGCCCGCCTTACCGCTCGAATGGGAATTACAGGCGGCACAGGTTTCCACATTGCGCCGCCTACCACAGTACCAGCGCCAGTTCTTGCTGGCCGGTGACATGAACGCCAGCAAGCGAGGGCCAAGAGCTCAGGCTCAGGCAATTGCGACGGGAATGACCAGCGGTGAACCCGACCTTCGGATCTACGGAGAATACGGTCGCCTGCTGCTGATTGAGAACAAGGTCGGGCAGGGAAGACTGTCACCAGCCCAGAAAGACCGCCACGCAGCGCTGGAGAGGCTTGGCTACACGGTTCTAGTCATTCGGGCCACGACGACGACAGAAGCCGCTGACAAGGCCGTTATGGCGGTTCTGGAGTGGCTTACACAAGAGAAGGGGAAAGCAGCATGAAGAACATGAGACACGGATCGCTCGCAGAGCAGTTAAAGGCGCTTATGACGTATCGCAACCGCCCAGAAGGTCAGCGAGAACCGTTGCAGACGAATTGGTCTGTTGCGCCTGGTGCGAATGACAATGACCCGGAGGAAGTTGCCGACATGCGTTATGAGCGGGACTGGCGACAAACACCGTCAGTGCAAGCCATCATGCAGAGTGTAGCTACTGATGATATCGAGAAGAACGAGCGTGGACAGATCATCCGCATAGGTAAGCTGCGGTTCAGTGACGGTAACCAGACTGAAGTTGGATATGTCCTCGGCATCGACGGTGAAGTTATTCAGGCCGACATACGCATGCCAGCGGGTGCCATGCTCGGCATGAAAGATAAACCAGATCGTGCGTCGGGTGGCGGAGCTGATCCGAAGGATACCAAGGCCAGCAATCACTATTTCGAAGATATGCTTGGAACACTGCCGCATCGATATATTCCATCCGGCAAGCGCCGAAATGGTACGGATTACAGCGCTGAAGAATCCGCCCGTATTCTCGCTGAGGCTTACGCAAATACCGACATGGAGAAGGTTACCTATACTCGATATCCAAAGGGGCTTCCGTGTGGGTCGCCAAAGGCGGCGGACAGTTTCCTCGGTATGCGCAAGACAACGTGTGCCGGAGGAGGAGATGAATCGTGGGAAGATACACTGTCTGCAATGATCGATCGCGACTTTTGGTTTGAAGCGCTTCAAGAGTTGAAGGATAGGGACCGCGACGTTCTGGATACTGCACTTGAGGCGGCGAATTACACGGATGTCGGTATAGCAGCAGGGCAGTCTCGCCATTATGCCGACAAGCGCAGCGGTGGGCGTAAAGCACTGCTTGCTGCCAACGACAATCTAGCGGCTGCAATAAAAAAATATGCTGCGTAGGTAGGTATTCCGCGATCTCGTGCGGAGTATAGTGAAGGGGTTCAACCGCTATGCGGTTGCCCCGCACTGTTCCGTGCGCGAGGCGACGGACGCTCGGTCATGTTGCAGTTGGGTGCAACCGCTGAACCGGGCGTAACTTTCCAAAACAGCGCCCAAACCTCTGCTGTCGGCTTGTCCGGTATTATGTCTGGGCCTTCTCAATCCAGCGCCGTTTCTCCTCCGGCTGCTGGTTCGGCGGGTTGAGCCTATTGCGGTAGGCTCCCCGCCATCTGAATTCATGCGGAGTGGAGAAGTGGTCATCTCGTCTGGCTCATAACCAGAAGATCGTCGGTTCGAATCCGACCTGCCGCAACCAATTCAAACAGGACCACATGGCCAGACGTGACCAGCGTAGCGCCGAAGCTGCTGCGTACAGAAAGATGTACAAGACTTCGAGATGGACGAAGCTACGGCAACGTCACTTGGATGCGTCGCCATTGTGCGTCTACTGCTTGCGGTGCGACGAGGTAGAGGAGGCAAAGGTGGTTGACCACATCCGACCCCACAAGGGAAGCGAATATCTGTTCTTCGATCCAGACAACCTCCAAAGCCTCTGCGCGCCATGCCATGACCGCGTGAAAAGCCGCGAAGAGCTCGGTCAGACGGTGGTGACGTTCGGAGTTGACGGATACCCAATAGAATAACCATGCAATTCTCGACCTCTTGCATGGTTCAGGCGGGTGAGCTTCGGCTCCCCGCCTCTTTCATATGAGGTCGGCAAGGAGTCGAGACCTTGGACATCATGAATTTATTAGATTGGCAAGTGCCAGCGAATGATAACGAGCGTCGCTGTGAACAGTGCGATGCCCTGTTGGATGGGCCATCATCAAAACGGTATTGTGGGAAAGCATGTTCGTCGAAGGCCTATCGGCTTCGCGATAAAGAGAACGGCAAGCATCCCAATGACGGCGCACCAGAGCATGTTTGCGAGCATTGCGGCGATTCATTCAGACGAAGGAAAGATAAGAATAACGCGGCGCGCTTCTGTTCACGAGAATGCGGGTTTGCAGCAGGTTCCAACCTGTCTGTAAGGCAGCGATACGCCGAAGCCATATCATCGCTGCAAGTATCATTCACTGTAAAGCGTAGCATATGCAGTGAGTGCGGCAAGCGTTTCGATACGCAGAACATTTCAGTATCATTCTGTTCCCAAGAGTGCCGGGGCAATTGGGCAAGAAGCCGCGCTATTCAAGCACGATCGGTGCGAGTTGACATAGACCGAAGCGAGCGAGAGTGCCCGGAGTGCGGTAAGAGGTTCATCCCTGAATACGGTAGAGCGCACGCCAAATATTGTTCGGACAAGTGCTCATGGAAAAACAACAAGCGACGGAGCAAGGCACGCCGTAGAGCCAGAACAAGAGGTGCGACCAACGACAACTTCGATCCAATCGAAATATTAAAGCGCGATCGTTGGCGCTGCCAGCTTTGCGGAACGAAGACGCCGCGACGTCTGCGCGGATCGACAGATCCCCGGGCTCCGGAGTTGGACCACATTATTCCGCTGGCGATGGGCGGAAGCCATACACGCGCGAACACTCAATGTGCATGCAGGCAATGCAATGGGGCTAAAGGCGCAAAAATTGCAGGGCAGATGAGATTGTTCGGATAGGCCATGGGGGCCTTCGAAGTCTGGGCTTCCCTCCTCCCGGACCGTCGGGGGAATCGACTTATAGCGCTAATACAGTTTTTTCTATGAGGACATTCTATGGCCAAGCGTAAGGCGCGTATTGATAGCGCCACTGAGGCCGTGCGCGTGATGTCGAAGGCAATGGCTGAAATTCAGGCGCCAGAAAACGTGCCGCTAGACAAGGCTGATCTGCCTTTTTTCAACAACGTTATTGCCGAATACGCCCGGTCTGAGTGGACATCACATCAGCTCGAGATCGCAGCAATGCTCGCGCGCACAATGGCCGATCTGGTTCGGGAGCAAGCATTACTGCGAAACGAGGGCGGAATAGCCTACTCGGAAAAGGGAACTCCGGTGGCCAATCCGCGAAAGAGTATCGTTCAGATGCATGCATCTTCGATCCTCTCATTTAGGCGATCGCTGTCTCTTCACGCGCGTGCGCAAGCGGGAGAGGCAAGAGACGTTGCCAAACGTAGAGGCGCGGCAAAAGAGATCGAGAGTGACAACCCACTTGGTGATGGCTTGTTAGCTACGCCGGATTGAAGTGAATGGCAAAAAAGAAGCTGACGCGCGGTGAAAGTGTAATATCTTTTATCGAGCGATATTGCATTGTCCCCGAAGGGACACTGCTGGGAAAGCCGGTTAAACTCCTTCAATTTCAGAAGCGTTTTATTCTTGACGTTTACGACAACTCTCAAGGAACCTCGCGCGCTTACCTGTCGATTGCCAGAAAGAACGGCAAGACGGCAATTATTGCTTGTTTGCTTCTGGCTCACATCGTGGGCCCAGAAGCTTATAAGAATAGCCGCATTATTTCTGGCGCCAGATCCAGAAAGCAGGCCGCTGAGGTTTTTAATTATGCATCCAAAATGGTCTGGATGTCGCCAGTCCTCAGTAAGCTAGCCAAATGCGTTCCGTCGAGTAAAACCATTCTTGGATATGCCAAGAATGTCGAATATCAGGCTATTTCTGCCGAAGCCGCCACGGCTCACGGCGGGTCGCCAATTCTGGCTATCCTCGATGAGGTCGGGCAGGTTAAGGGTCCGACAGATAGCTTTGTCGAGGCCATAGAAACTTCGCAGGGGGCATATGAAGGAAAGGCGTTATTAATCGCCATTTCCACGCAGGCTGCCACAGATAACGATCTATTTAGCCGATGGATTGACGATGCGGAGAAGTCAAGAGACCCGCGCATTGTCAGCCATGTCTATACGGCGTCGAAGGACTGCAACCTTCTCGATGAGAAGGAATGGGCCGCAGCCAACCCCGCACTCGGAATATTTAAAGCTGTCAGTGACGTCAGAGACTTTGCGGCCAGAGCGTCGCGCGCTCCTGACGTTGAAAACAGCTTTCGGTGGCTGCACCTGAATCAGCGCATCGATGCTTCGGCGCCTCTGGTTTCGCCGGCGATATGGCGCGCATGTAATGCGCCAGTGGACGATTTTGGTGATGCGCCGGTTTTTGGCGGTCTCGATCTGTCGGAAGTATCCGATTTGACTTCCCTGGTGCTGATGGCGCCAAAATTCGCGGACGGTGAAACGGTTTGGCATGTGAAGCCAACGTTCTGGCTGCCTGGTGATGGCCTTTTTGATAGGGCGAAGGCCGATAGAGTACCGTATGACGTTTGGCACAAACAGGGCTTTCTGGAAACGACGCCGGGACCGACGATTGATTATGAGTATGTCGCCGTAAAGCTGAAAGGCTTTTTCGACGAATACAACATCAAGAAAATCGCCTTTGATAGATGGCGCTGGCGGCATTTAAAACCTTGGCTTTCCAAGGTCGGGTTTGAAGATGACCAGTTAGAGGGCGATGCAGCGGTATTTGAGCCGTTTGGGCAGGGATATGCGTCTATGACGCCCGCGTTGCATGATTTGGTTGGCCACATTCTGAATAAGCGCATTGCACATGGCGATCATCCGCTGCTGACGTCCTGCATGTTAAACACGGCCGTCAAGATGGACCCGTCGGGCAATAAGAAGCTGGATAAAAGCAAGGCACGCGGGCGCATTGATGGTGCTGTGGCGCTCGCGATGGCGACAGCAATGGCTGGTACCTATGAAGGCTTGGCCACAGCCGACATCGACGACTTCGTCAACAACATGATCACTATAACCTGGTAGGAGTGCCCATGGGCCTTTTGACTTGGGTGGGGAAGCCTTTCGGGCTTCTTTCCGGCCCATGGCGCGCATTCTTTGGAATGTCGACCACAAGCGGCGAGACGGTCACCTATGAACACGCGATGCAGCTTGATGCTGTCTGGGCGTGTGTGAACCTGATTTCAAATGCCGTGAAGACGCTGCCCTGTAATGTCTACAAGGGCGATGGCGTTGACGTCGACCGCGAGAATCCGCTGTACGAACTCCTGCACGACCTGCCGAACCTGGACGACAGTGCATCTGATTTCTGGGGAATGGCAGCTCTCTGCCTCTGCCTTGATGGCAATTTCTTCGCAGAAAAGAAGAAAAACGGCGGTCGGCTGGTAGCGTTGAACCCGTTCAATCCGCTTTGCGTCGACGTAAAGCGCGATGATCGGAACAACCGCTACTACGAAGTCACCGAGCAGTACAAAAACGGCAAGAAGGGCGGCGTTCGCAAAATCCGCGAAGAAGATATGCTTCACGTCCGCGGGTTGGTCATGCCTGGTTGTGATCGTGGGCTTTCGCCAATTGCCGCACAGCGCAATGTGATAGGTAACGCCATGGCCGGCGAGAAGACGTCGGGCCGTATGTTCAAGAACGGCATGATGGCTTCGGTCGTCTTGTCGTCGGATCAGGTTCTGAAAGCCGATCAGCGCAAGCAGATCGCGGAATCGTTACAGGCATTTGCCGGTGCCGACAAGGCTGGAGGGATCGCGGTACTTGAGGCGGGTTTAACCCCGTCGCAAATCACCATCAACCCGAAAGATGCGCAGATGCTTGAGACGCGGCAGTACAGCGTCGAGCAGATCTGCCGCATTTTTGGCGTTCCGCCGGTCATGATTGGCCATGCTGCAAACGGCACGACGACATGGGGGAGCGGGATCGAGCAATTGATCCTGCAGTTCACCAAGACATGCCTCACGCCCATGCTCAGAAGCATTGAATCGGCAATCTACCGCGACTTGCTTGATGCAAAGACCCGCAAAACGTCCGTCGTGAAGTTCAATATGGAAGGCCTGCTGCGCGGCGATAGCCAGGCGAGGGCGGAGTTCCTGCAGAAGATGGTCCAGAACGGCATCTACACGCCGAACGAGGCCAGAGCTTACGAGAACAAGCCAAAGATGGATGGCGGCGACGAATTGATCGTCAATGGCACCATGCAGCCTCTGTCCATGGTCGGACATAACGGCGGGCCTCCGCTGGACGATACACAGCCAAGCGCTGGATAAGGGAAATTCATGAAATTCGAACACATTTTGACGGCCTTCGAGGCCGAACCGTGGGCGATTCAGCGCGAAAAACTAGCCGTTTTGGCTGATGTTCTTGCGGCACGTGTGGCGGGCGACAAGCTCGTCACGCCTGAATTTGCAGCGGCTGTTTCTGATGCTCGCGCAAAGGAAATCGCTGAAGTTGACGGCAAGGTCGCCGTGATCCCGGTTTACGGCGTATTGGCCGACCGAATGGACCTGTTTTCCGCGATGAGCGGCGGCACATCTTATGCCGGCATCAAGCGCCAGCTGCATAAGGCACTGTCCAACGAGGATGTGAAGGCCGTTGTTCTTGATATTGATAGTCCTGGCGGCTCGGTACCGGGCACGGACGAACTCGCAACGGAAATTCGCAAATTGCGAGGCGGTGAAAAACCGATCATAGCGCAGGTCAACTCGCTGGCTGCGAGCGCCGCCTACTGGATTGCGTCATCTGCCGACGAAATCGTTGTCACGCCGTCCGGGCGTGCAGGGTCGATCGGTGTTTATACGGCGCACGACGATATCTCTGCCGCGTTGGAAAAGGCTGGCGTCAAGCGCACCTACATTTCGGCAGGCAAGCACAAGGTGGAAGGCAACGAAACCGAACCGCTCGGAAAGGACACACTGGCCTACATTCAGGACAGCGTAAATCGCTCCTATGGCCGGTTTTTGCAGAGCGTTGCCGATGGGCGGGGCATTACGAAATCTAAAGTCGAAGACGGATTTGGTCAGGGGAGGGTGTTCTATGCAGAAGCGCTCATGGACAGAGGAATGGCAGACCGTATTGCCACACTTGACGAGACCTTGGCCCGACTGGGCGCGAACACCGAGCCGGAATATGTCCGCCGCGTAAAGGCTTCGAACGCCGCAAAGGCAGAAGCAGCGCAGGCACTGGCCAACAAGATTGCCTCCGGCGAAGAAATCACAAAACGCGAATTCGAGAACGGCATGAAGGGTCTTCTTGGTCTTTCGAATTCGGAGGCAGAGCGGGCCGCTCGGCTCTACCTCAAGTCTGATCAGGGGGCTCCTGATGACGAGACGGATGCTGCTGCTTTGGCAGCCTTAAACCGGCTTTTGGCCGAAGCAAACACACCACTCTTGAAGAAATAGGAGCCACTCATGGCTGAACTAGCAGAACGCATTGGCGAGCTGGGAGCTTCGCTCGCCTCCATTAAAGAGCAGGTCGGCAATCTCGCGACCGATTTCACCACGCAGCTCCAGCAGCACGGAACTGTTTCCACCGAGCTGACCAGCAAAGTCGATAAAGCATTGTCCGAGCTTGGCGACACCACGACCCGCATTAGCGAACTGGAAAAGCGCGCCGCTCGGGAGCGCGATGATGTCGCCCATGGTCCACAGGATGTCGGCGATATCGTCGTGGCATCTGAGAAATTCCAGTCGACCGACGTATCCGGCGCATGGCGCGGTTCGATCCGAGTTGGCATGGAGCGCGCTGACATTACGTCCGGCAATACCACGGTTGGCGCCGGCCGTTCGGCGGGTACCTCTCTTGTCCCAGGGCAGCGCGTGCCAGGCATCATTGCCCCGCCTAATCGCCAGCTGACGATCCGCGATCTTATTGCACCGGGCCAGACCTCGGCCGCAAGTGTCGAATTCGTCAAGGAAACCGGCTTTACGAACAGCGCGGCTCCAGTCGCAGAAGGCACGCAGAAGCCGAAGTCTGACCTGACCTTTGATATGGAAACCACGCCTGTTCGCACGCTGGCCCATATCTTCAAGGCAAGCCGTCAGATCCTCGACGACGCTCCGGGCCTTGCGAGCTATATCAATGCTCGCGGCACGTACGGGCTCAAGTTCGTTGAAGAAGGCCAGCTTCTGAACGGTGACGGCACCGGTCAGAACCTGCACGGCATTCTCCCGCAAGCATCGGCCTTCACCCCGGCTTTTGAGCCAGAAAACGAGACGGCGATTGACCGCCTCCGACTGGCAATCCTGCAGGTCATTCTGGCCGAATATCCGGCGAGCGGTTTCGTTCTGCATCCAACCGATTGGACCACGATCGAGTTGACCAAGGACCTTGGCGGCAACTACATTGTCGGCAACGCGCAGTCGCCGATCGGTCCGTCGCTGTGGAATCTGCCGGTCGTCCAGACGCAGGCAATTTCTGCTGGCAAGTTCCTGACCGGTGCGTTCAATCTCGGCGCGCAGATCTTCGACCGAATGGGCGTCGAAGTGCTTCTGTCCAGCGAGAACGACAAGGACTTCGAGAACAACATGTTCACGATCCGTATCGAAGAACGCCTCGCGCTGGCGGTTTACCGCCCAGAGGCATTCGTGACCGGCGACGTCAATCCGCCGGTAACTCCTTAATCGTTGACGGGGCGCCTCGGCGCCCCTTTTCACGAGGAAATCATGAAAATCAAAGCGCTGAAAACCTTGGTCGGCAATTACGGCCGATTGGATGAAGGCATGGTCGCCGATCTGCCAAACTGGCAAGCCGGTCAGCTTCTGGCGCTTGGTTACGTCGAGAAGTTTATGGAGGTTGGCGATGGCCGACACGAAGACACGCAAACGCCGGGTGGCGAGCTACATCGGGGCGGGAATCGTCGATCCAAATCCGGCTCCCGAGCCAGAACCCGAGCCTGAAACGCCGCCGGAGGGTGGTGGCGATGGCACTGGTTGACCTCGAACTGCTGAAGAAACACCTTCGTGTGTTTCATGATGACGAAGATGCTGAGCTTGAAGTCTATCTGGCTGCGGCAGAGGCAATCGTCATCGAATATGTCGACCGTGAGATCGTGGCTACCGGCGCGACGCCTACCTTGCCGGATGGCATTGAGTTAACCCCGCCCATCACGGCAGCGATCTTGCTGGTCGCGGCTGATCTGTACGAGAACCGCGAACCTGACATGAAAGCCGAAGGTAATGCCGTTCTGCCGCGTCATGTTCGTGCGCTACTCGCTCCTTATCGGGTGTGGCGCACTCTTCCGGTGGAAGAATAAGAGAAGTGTAGCGAGAACGGCTGCACTTCTCCTGTGGCCGCTATTCTGGCGGCCATTCCTGACGGGTGTACCAATCATCGACGTCAGATCTTACGCGGTCTTTTTCCAATCCGTAGCGTTCCTGGATTTTACCTTCCAATTGCTCACGGCGACCGTTGATCTGATCGAGATCATCGTCAGTCAGCTTGCCCCACTGTTCTTTCACGCTTCCCTTGAACTGTTTCCAGTTACCTTCGACGCGGTTCCAATCCATCAGAGTTCCTCCGTTAGGTTTGCAGTATCAGCCTCCTAACTTCGCAGGGCGAGAAATGTTCATTGCGTTTTTGGCGAGGTGTTCAATGCCCTGGCTCCACTTCACAGCCACTTACGACTTCATCCCCAAGCCTGCGGTGACGATCCGCTATCCGGCAGGCTACGTCGGGCTAGTGACTACGCCTTGCGCTAATCGCGCCATTGCCGCTGGCAAGGCCGAGCGCCTTCCAACTCCCACGAAAGACGAGGCCGAAGCATGGCGAAGCGCGCAGGTGCCGGCAGCCTGAACTGTCGTTTGACGTTTCAGGTTCGGCAGGACGTGGATGATGGTTTCGGCGGTACGCGCGGCGAATGGGTTGACCAATTCACCGTGCAGGGAAGGCTGGAACCACGTTACGGCAGCAATGCCGAGAGCGTTATGGCGGCGCGAATGCAGTCCATGCAGCCGTACAATCTGACCATTCGCAGTAGCACCGAGGCAAGGCAGATTACGGCGTCTTGGCGAGTATACGATGTGCGAGCGGGGAAGACTGGGGACAAGCCGAACCGCGTGTTTGGCATCAAAACCGCCGTCAATCCCGACGAACGTGGGCAGTACATTGAGATGCTGGTGATTGAAGGCGAGGAAACGTGATGGCGGTAAAGATCAAAGGTCTGGATCGCCTGCAGATAAAGCTCAAGAAATTCCCGGAAGTTGCTGAAACACTTGTCAAAGCCGCTATGGAGCAAGGCGCGCAGGAAATCGTCAACATGATGCAAAACTTGGTTCCCGTCGATGATGGCGAGCTAATGGAAAGCATCGGCTGGACGTGGGGTAAGGCTCCAAAATACAGCCAGCGCATTGGCAGTGTAAAGTCGAATGACGGGAAGTTGACAATCACGATTTACGCCGGCAATTCCAAAGTTCGTTACGCGCATCTGGTCGAGTTCGGCAGCGCTCCGCACGTGAATGGCGGCATGTATCCCGGCACTTTTAATCCCGGCGCCAAGGCGCAGCCGTTTTTCTACGTTTCTTGGCGAGCCAAGCGACGTAGCGCTAGGGCCCGAGTGTCTCGCGCTATCACCAAGGCAGCCAAACAGATTGCGGCGGATCGCTAATGGACCCGGTTTTAGAACTTCAGGGCGCAATTATTCAACGCTTGCGAAGCTTTCCCGCGCTTGTCTCGCTGATTGGTCAGCGTAGCTACGATAACCCGCCGACAAATGATCAGGGGCAGGTTTCGCCCTCTATCTTTCCTTACGTCAGCATCGGTGCGTCGAGCGCGCAGCAGATAGATGCCGACTGTATTTTCGCTGACGATATCATTTTCCAGCTGGATGTCTGGTCGATTGAGCCAGCCAAAAAGCAGATGCGCGACGTCGCAAACGCAGTGCGTCTCGCAACACGAGGGTGGGAGCCTGTTTTGACAGCTAATGCCCTCGTGACATTCGAATATTGGCGAACTGACTACATCCAGGACGGCGCAATCAACCACGCGTCGATCCGCTACACGGCGATCATCGAGCAGCCCTAGGGCCTCCACGCCGATCACCCAAAAAAACTATTCATGGCCGCCATTGGGTGGCCTTTTTCGTATGGAGGCCGCAATGGCTCAAGCAACTACGATCAAAGGCGGCAAAGTCCGCGTCAAGATCGGTACAGTGGGTGTTGGCGGTGAAATCACCTACGCTGCACCTTGCGGTTTCACGCAGCGTTCTATCAGCCTGAACAAAAACCTCAATGAAGTTCCGATCCCAGATTGTGAAGACCCCGATAAGGTCGACTGGGTTGGTCGCGACGCGGTGTCGCTTTCTATGGGGGTGAACGGCGAAGGTGTATTGGCCGCGGAGTCAGTCGAAGATTGGCTTGATGCCGCGGAATCGATTGATAGCGTCCCTGTCCAGCTTGATCTCGAGTTTCCCGCCAAGACGTACACTTACACGGGCAGAATGCACGTCGAAAGTCTCGAAATTGGCGGCAACAACGGCGAGCGCGCGACAAACAACGTTTCTATGCAATCCGACGGCGAGATGGTCCGCACTTCGACTCCGACGGCTCCATAATGAGTAGAGACGCGAAAGTTGAACTCGACTGGGCGGATGGTACTTATACCTTCCGCCTTGGTTGGGGCGAATTGGAAGCGTTGCAGGAAGCTTGCGACGCTGGTCCTTGGATCATTTTGGAGCGACTCTTCACCAAACAGTGCCGGGTTGGCGATATAGCCCACGTTATCCGGCAGGGGCTGATTGGCGGAGGATTGGAGCCGACCGACGCCACGAAGCTTGTGCGAACCTACATCGAAAAGCGCCCTCCTGCCGAGAATATCGTCTTCGCGACCATCATTCTGCAGGCGGGGATTCAAGGCGTGCCAGAGGAGCCGGTGGGGGAGCAAACGGCGGCAAATCAGACGGAGAGCAACTTGACAGTCTCCCAAACGGAAAAGTCAGATTTGCCGCGGTCTACGGCAACGGTGCGGCGCTCGGCTTCACGCCGCAAGAAGTAAGACGAATGTCCATGTGGCAGTTTATGGCTGCCGTTGACGGTTACGTCAAAGCCAACTCGACAGACGATGGCGGTCTGAGCCAGAAGGAAAAAGACGAGCTTTGGGAGTGGGTGAGCGAGGGTAGGGCGGGGTGCTAATAGCAACCCAACTGCGTTGCCTCGGCCTGCGCCTGTGCGCGCTCCGCTTCCAGCAATCTTGGGATGTTGGTCCGGCTAAGCAGTTGCTGGCATCTCAGTTCTTTGTTTGCCGGGTCAGATGCCTTATTGCTGGCGCAACTGCTTATAGCCAGCATGATGGTGCAAATAGTGACGATGGCTTTCATGTGTGTCCCCTCCTCGGTCAATTTTCTAAGTTAATGGGTTAAAACCCGCACGCGCAATGGTGTTTTCTTCCGCTCGGATCGCGTCAGCTTTTTGATAGATTCGGGTTCTTAGAGCATCGAACAATCTGCCATCTTGCTCATATATGATGATGTCATTGAGCGTTCCCATGCCGCCATAGCAGTGCAGGATCCGTATCACGCCGTGAAAGTCAGAAAGTCTAATTTCTGAAGCGCCTTTTTCGAGCACACTTGCCCATCCGTGAACATTATGGGTACGCAATATTGCAACGATCTTATCTACATCGGAGCAAAGAGTTGCTAAGTCCGGGTGCATCGCAAATTCTTTCGCTATAACGTCGGTTCCTTCACGCGAGATCCTGATCTAGCGCCGTCCGCCCCCGTGGCAAAGCCTTCGAAATCACGACCGATAGTAATCAGCGGCAGCGAAGCCAGTGATGCGAAACCGCCAATGATTAGCAGCGCATACGACATGACCATACTTTGACTGTAATAGCCGCCAAATTGCACGTTCTTCGCGACCCTCGCGAGCAGATCCCAGTAGCCATACGCGGACACCAAGGGGCCGGCAAACAGGAACGCGATTCCTAACCAGCCCAACCCATTAAATCTCTGTTCTATTTTCATAGGTGCCCCATCATGGCCACTAACCTTGAATCCCTTGTCGTTCAATTTTCAGCCGATTTCAAGCGGTTGGAGAACGCGATCAATCGGCAGCGTGGGCAATTCACGCGCCAGATGGGCCAGATGGAGAAGTCAGCAAACGCAAGCGTGCAGCGCATAAATGCGGCGCTTGGAAACATCGGCAAGGGCACGATGCAAGACCTCGCTGCTCCCCTAACCGGCATTACTGCCGCATTGGGCACGCGCGAGTTGATGCAATATGCGGATGCTTGGACGCAGGCTGGAAACCTCATTCGTTCGTCAGCGACGGCAGCTGGTGTTGGCGCACGTTCGCTGAATGAGTTGAAGGGCGGTGCGAACGAAGCTCGGACAAGTCTCGAAGCCTATACTGACCTATATGCTCGGCTGATCAGATCGGCCTCCGCCGTAGCCAAGTCGGAAGACGAGATTGCTTTGGCAACGTCGCTTGTCTCGAAAGCCTTTAAGGCTGGCGGTGCGTCCGCACAGGAACAAGCTGCTGGCATTCTCCAGCTCGGGCAAGCTTTGGGTTCTGGCGTGTTGCAGGGCGATGAACTCCGGTCGTTGCGTGAAAACGCTCCGGTCATTGCGAAGGCAATTGCTGACGAGTTTAAGACCACGATCGCAGGCTTGAAGCAGCTTGGCGCCGATGGGAAACTGACGTCCGATCGCGTGTTCAAGGCTATCCTGAATGCACAAAAGGGCATTGAGGCTCAGTTCAAGGCCACCAACGCGACTATTGCCGACGCCTTCACGCAGATTAATAACGAGTTTACCGCTTATATCGGCAATGCCGATAAGTCAGCTGGCGCGAGTAGGCAGATGGTTCAGGCGCTGCAGTATGTTGCTGATAACTTCAAAGAAATAGCCGACGTTGTTGCAGCCTTTGCGACCGTGCTGATTACCACGTTCACGGGGCGGGCAATCGCTGGCGTAGTCGTCGGACTTGGCCAGGCCGTTGTTGCATTGGGCTCGTTCCTGACCGCACTCCGCACAGGTACGAGTGTAGTTGCCGCCTTCAGTGCATCGCTTGGACCAATAGGCCTCTTGGCCGGGGCTGCGGCAGGTGCCGTCTATTTGCTCTACAACAATATGTCGTCTGGCGACCGTGCTGCGAAATCATTCAGCGATGCTGTCGACGAAAACAAGGTTGCGCTGGAAAATGCTGCTTCAGCTTCTCGTCAGTATCAGACTGAACTGACGAAGCAGATTAGTCTGCAGCTTGAAGCAGCCAAGGCGGCGTACACGCAGGCAAGCGCAGACGCCGACGCCGCCGACGAAAGAGCCAAAACATTCTATAGAATGACGGGTTTGAAATTCGAGCCGTTTGAATATGCCGCTGAAAGCGCTGGCAACAATGCTATCGCATTAGCCGGCGCGGTCGATAAGCTCGAAGTTCAGCAGAAGCGTGCCGAAAAGATCCTCGCCTCAACTCCATCAGGCTACGGCGGCGGTATCGCGACTACACCAGACGACAAGAAGAAGGGCCGCACGAAGAAGACACCCGCCGAGCGGTTTGACGATAACATGCAGCGCGTCACCGACCGCACATCGGCTCTTGTCGCGGAGACTGAAGCGCAGCGTCAGATCAACCCGTTGATTAATGACTATGGCTTTGCCATGGAAAAGGCGCGCACAGAGCAGGAACTGCTGAACGCTGCCCAGAAGGCGGGCGTTGCGCTCACTCCTGAGCTGCGAGCGCAGATTGCCCAGACCGCCGATCAGTGGGCACTTGCGAGTGCGGAGGCTAATAAGCTTGCCGAGGCGCAGAACCGCATTCGGGAAAACGCCGAAGACATGGCGGCCTTTCAGAAAGAATGGGTTGGAGGGATTGCCAGCGATCTTTTGAACGGCGCTGACGCAGCGGAAATATTTGCCAACTCCCTCGGACGCATCGCAGACAAGTTTATCGAGATCGGCCTTGCGAACATTTTCGATACCGATAAAGGCGGATTCAATCTGTTTGGCGCATTGGGTGGCGTATTCCGTAAGAACGGCGGCCCGGTAAAGCGTGCTGGCGGCGGTATCGTTCGTGGTCCTGGCGGGCCGCGTGGCGATAAAATTCCGGCGATGCTGAGCGACGAGGAATTCGTCGTCAATGCGGCGGCTACAAAGCGCAATCGTGCCTTGCTGGAGGCCATTAACAGCGGCAGCGTTATTGGGCTTAAGGATGGCGGCTCACCTTTGCGCGCCCCATCCATGCCGATCCTGCGGTCATCTGTTGCGACGCAGCAAGCGCAATCCGGCATTGCCGACGTTCGTGTCTTTGTGGATCGCGACGGCAACTGGCAGGCCGAGGTCGAACGCATCTCGCAGCGGAACGTGAAACAGGGGCTCACTGCTTTTGACAAAACAGGCGCCATGCGAACTGCACGCGATCTACGGCAAGTCAATTCAAGGGGGCTGGCAAGGTAATGGCTGAACTTCTTCCGACTGGCCTTCGATATCAGCCGACTTTCCCGGTCCTGAATCGCCCGGTTTCCATGTCTCAGTACGGGGACCGGGCGATTTCAGCGATTGAGAACGGCGATCCTTTCTGGACTTGGACGGCCAAGATTACAGCGTTGACGAATGCCAAGCGCAATTTGCTCGAGGCGTTCATCGATCGCTGCCGCGGCGGTCAGGTTACGGTGCACTACACCCCAAAACACGTTTGCATTCCGCAAGCTTATTGGGGTGACGCTAATAATCCGGCAATCACCGGCACCGCTACGCTGGCTGCGATCAACGGCAACTCGCTCACCTTAAATGGCGCGGTGGTCGGATTGAAACTGAAGGAAGGCGATTTGGTCGGGTTTACGGTCGGCGATTACAACTTCATCGCCCGCATCGTTGCTGATGCCACAGCAGCCAGCACGAGCGTGCAGGTGAAGATCGAGCCGTTTTTGCCGTCCTACATCACAGCGGGCGCGGCAGTTCGCTTCAAGAGCCCGGTGATGAACATGCGGCTAATGCCGAAGACGTGGGAAATTGGCGACGGCAAGTTTCCCGATGCGTCGTTTCAGTTGATTGAGGTGCCGAAGTAGGCTTGCCTACCGTTGGCGCCGAGCGCGAATAGCACGAACCCAGGTGTTGTTGAACATAATGGCGCCTATGACCAATGCGACGGCGCCAAGGGTGATCATGCCGAAAGCTACGCCTTGGTCTCCGAACTGCTGATATAACCAGCCCGTTTTTTCTACTGCTTGGGCTGGATTTCCAAGGCGAAGAACACCTTGGATCAAGGCACCAAAACCGACAATCAACATGCAAACACTTCTAATCATGCCGGCCAGATATCAGCTGGGCGCGGTTCAATCCACCCTTTCGATGATTTGGCGGTAACTAATGGCCTTCCCAGCACGTCTACAGCAATTGCTCGACGAGGGCAGGGGCAAGATTGCCTCAGCCGTCAAAGTCGAATTTGGCACCGGCACTTATGGCTTTTTCTCCGGAAAGGGAAGCGTGAGCTATGCTGGACTCACGTACAACGGCAACACCATCATCGACATCGACGAACCGATGTATGCGCTCGGCACCGCAGCCCAGCCAGTGACGATGCGCCTGCCTGCCGCTGCTGATTTCGGGCTTACGCCAGACAAGCTGAAGCTGATTGAGCAGGAAGACTACAAGAACCGTCCTGTCACGTTCTACGACTTCTATTTCGACCCGGACACAAGCGCTTTCCTTCACGCCGAGCCGACCTGGTACGGCTATGTCGATACTATCGACCACCGCGAGGAAGGCGACAATGTTTGGCTGGAAGGCAATATCGAGACCGGTGCAGTCGATAATTTCCGCGAAGGCTATCGTTACGCCTCGCATGAGGATCAGCAGCTTGTTTCGCTAAGCGACATGCTTTTCGAGTATGCAGCGAGGATCAAGAATGAATTCTTCAAAATCAAATTCGGCTAGGATCTCGGGTTGGGATCGGGCGCTGGAAGATATTGCGACGGCCCACGTATCCATCACTCCTGAATGGGGCGTCTCGGACTGCCTAATGACGGCGGCGGATGCGATCGAAGCGGTTATCGGTGAAAACCCGCTCGCCGAGTTTCGCGGCAAATACAAAACCGAAGTCGGCGCCGCTCGCAAGATGCGCGCCAATGGCTGCGAGAACGTCAAGGACGTATTCGAGAACTACCTCCAGCTTGAGCCCGTCAATAGACTCTTTGCCCGCCGGGGTGATGTCGGCGTGATGGTGATCAATGACGAATACGTCGCCGGGTTCATTTGCGGCTCTGGCTTTGCGGTCAAACAGCCGCATGGGCTTTCATTCTTTCCCGTGACCGAAATCGAGCAGGCCTACAGGGTCGGAGAATGAACCGTGGAAATCATTAAATCGAGATTATTGATTTTGGTTGGCTGTGGTGAAGACGCAAAATTTCTGATCTTCACAAATCCCAATGACTGCGAGCGTGAGTATCTCCGCCTCAAACGCCAGCTGAAATAGCCAGCACCACCACTACAATCAGCGCCTTTGAAGGTCCGTCAGCAGCGGGCCTTTTTTTGTTGCGCCTGCATGAGGCCGCCGCATGCCATTTTTAGCGCCTATCTTCACCGCTATCGGCGGCATCGTGTCGAGCGTGGCCGCATGGGCCGCTGCCAGTCCGATCCTTGCCGGTATCGCTCAAACAGCCTTCGGCATTGCGCTTAAATATGCCGTCAACGCGTTATTCCCTCCCAAGACGCAGAGCCGAGCTTCTGAGCTGGAAACCCAATATGGGGCGAATATCCCGCGTTCGGTTATTCTCGGCACGTGCGCGACCGAAGGCCATCATATTTATCGCAACAGCTACGGTAGCGGCGGCAGGCTCATTCAAGATGTGTTCGTGCTGTCGAGCTTCCGCATCACGTCTGTGCCTCGTGTTCGCTACAACGGTGAGTGGCGCACGCTTATCGCGCAAGATGCCGACGGCTATTGGTTTGTGCCGAATGAGGGTACGAGTGGCGACGATCACGATAATGTCCGCGTCAAGTTCTTCTACGGCACGATGGATCAGCCGGCCGAGCCGACACTGATCAATAATGCCCGCCCTGCTGGACGCTGGACTGTGAACCATCGTGGCGCAGGCGTTGCCTATGCCATCGTGTTTTCGGAGCTTCGCAAGAATGGCGATGGCCTGACCTCGCCCGCAAAGCTGTTATTCGAAGTCGTCGGCGCGCCGCTCTATGACTGGCGCAAAGACACCACTATGGGCGGTGCGGGCGCTCATCGCTGGGACGATCAGAGCACTTGGGAGTATTCCGACAATCCCGTTGTGCAGATATACAACCTGGAGCGCGGTTTCTTCAACGGCACTCAGCGCATGGTCGGCAAGGCTGTTCGTGCAAGTCGCCTGCCATTGGCTGAATACACCCAGGCGGCGAATATCTGCGACGAAGGCATGTCGGACGGTTCGAAACGCTATCGCGCCCACGCGATTGCCAAGGACGGTCCCGGCGCCAACCACGACGCCAATCTGACGCCGATACTCGAAGCCATGTGCGGCTCGTGGGTGGAGCGTGTTGACGGCGAATTCCCGATTGCGGGCGCTCCGCAGGCCATCGTTGCAACCATCACCGACGCAGACATCAAGCGTGGCGCACCGCTTCGCTTCAGCGCGAAACGCAAGCGCACCGAGCTAATCAACACGGTCGCCGCCTCGTATGTATCGCCAGATGACTTCTATGAAACGAAGGACGCCGCAACCCGTATCGATGCCGGTGCACTGGCTGAAGATCGCGAAACGCTTGCCAGCGCCATTCCCTATGCAGCCGTCACTGACGTGCGGCAGGTAGACAGGCTGGCAGACATCGCAATCCGCGGGGCGCGCTATCAGGCATCAGCGGAAATCGTCGTCCATCCGAAGTTCCTTGATACGATCAAGGAAGGCCGGTGGGTTCGCTGGAACAGTAAGAAGTATGGCGACCGCACATTTCAGGTTCTGACGCGCCAGCTTGGCGGGATCAATACCGATGGCGCTCGCGATATCTCGCTGTCTTTGCAGCAGATCAGCAATGGTGTGTTTGATCCGACAGCCTACGAAACCAACCCGCCAAACATCATCGTTATTCCACCACCGCAATATCTGGCCGAAGTGCAAAACTTCTTCGCCATTCCAATTGTTGTTGTTGCAGATGGACAAGGCGAACTGCCCGGTGTGCGGCTAATCTGGGATCCGATTGATGATATCTCGGTCGTCGGCGTCGATATCGAATATTGGCCAGCGAACGACCCGTCGCAGGTGTTTACCAAGTTCGTGACTTGGGACGTAATCAACGTTCCAATAGTTGAAGGCCTGACCTCGCTGACTGACTGGTTTGTCCGGACCCGCTTGCGCGTGGACAATGGCCGGTCGGTGGCTTGGTCAACGGAAACGCCGTTCACAACCCTCAAGGCGGCAGGCGATGATAGCCCAGTCGATTATGAGCGCCTCGACGGTGACGTGAAGGGCCTCATCAACTGGATGACGGATGACCGGCGCGAGATTATTCGGCAAGCGCAGGAAAACGCCACCAAAACCGCTGACGGAATGCTGGCCGGTTATGCAGATAGTCGATCGCTTCGCCGCGAGATTGCCAGCACCTACGGCAAGGCAAAGGCATCGTGGTCGGAAGATATCTATGTCGCGACCGGGCCGAACAGCGCCATCGTGCAGCAGCTGACACAGCTGAACGCCGAGCTTGACGATAAGGCTGACGCCAGCGTGGTGACACTTCTGTCTACGCGAGTGGATAATGTCGAGGGTCAATACACAGCTGTCGCAGATGCGATCACTGACGTGAACGCGTCGGTCGATGGAACGGTGGCAAACTCCGGCTGGCGCATGACATCGACGGTTAGCGGTGGGGGCACATCGGCCAGAATATCGGCCTACGCTCGCATCAACACAGGCGACACTTGGAAACAGGCGGGCTGGTTTATCAACGTCACCCCGACGGGAAGTCAGTTTATCGTCGTGTCCAACCAGTTTGCCATTGCCGATCCGAACAATAACGGCACCTTCACCTATCCATTCGTTGTGCAGAACGGGCAGGTCTACATTCAAAACGCCCGTCTCGGAACGCTTTATTTCGACGTGCTTCAGTCCAACAACGGCAAGATGATCATGCGCGGTTATGACAACTTGGCCGATCTGCGGATATTCACATGACCCAGACATTCATTGGCTACAAACCGGGCGTCGGCCCGGTTCTGAAGTGCCTGAAATATGACACTGACGATCCGCTGACATTGGCAAACACGGCATTTGATAGGTTCTTCTTCAATTCTGAGACGCAGAACCTGTCTTATGTTTTCCCGACGAACCCGTTTTTCTATCGTTCGGCAGAGCTAGCTGCGCTCCCGGCGACATTCAACATCACGAATGATCGGGGTAACGTCGTCATTTCTGGACGGACGGGAACGGCGACAGGTTTCTACAATGTCACAACGTATTACCGAATAACGAACGCCTATCCGAGCATGGGCTATGTTCCGATGTCGGAGTTCAGACAGGTTGATTTGCTCACCAACCGAATTGAGTGCGGGTCTTTCCTTAGCTATTACGCCTTGGTCGGCTCGACCAATCATAACGTGGTGACGGCGCAGCAATTCTATACCGTTATGGGCCGATTGGTTGGAACGACGAGCGGGTCAACGACCTTTCCGACGGTCTACAACGGCATAATCTCTACGGGCGATCAGGGATTTGTCGGACTTGGGGAATGGTTCGTCTGGAAAAACCAGTTGATCTACACTGACAACAGAAACCCGAACGCCATTTATCCGAGTGTATGGGATTTGCCTGCCGACGCATCGGCTATGCGGACCTATACGACTGCTCCGGGTCTTCTGTCGCTGGAAGCAAGTTCCAGCCGTTTTGTGCTTTCCAGACCGGGCTATGATGTGAATACGACGAATGAGTTCGGCACGATCATAAGCTCGAACAACCGTTCGCCGGCTCTCTGCGTCATGAACGGCACGGAAAACAATATCCCTGCAAATGGATCGAGAACAATTGCAGCACCTGCTGGTGTCATCCTCTCGCAAAGGGCGGTCGTTGACGTGATGTTCCGTGTCTCCGGTCAGACGTGGCGCGTACCTGGACTGCTGACCGATACCACGGCGGCAGGAACTTGGCGTTTGTCTTACACCGTGTCCAATAACAGCGTCACGTTCTACAATTCGGAGAAGGACGCTGTTGACCTGCGGTATGTCGTTTTCAACGTGGATGACCAGCCGACATCGACGGGCGGCAATCAGGTCATCTTCCGTGGCAATGATGGATCGCGTGACTATGTTCAGATCAAGAAACCCGGCACAAGCGACCCTGCAAGCCGTCCGAACGATATCCTGTTTGACAGCCGGTATCCGCAATTCCAGATCATCGCGCAGGGCTTTATTCCGATATCGAGCTTTGGTGCAACGCAGCCTCCGACGACGATCGATAAAGGCGCAAGAACATATCGGCTGAACTTCAACAATGCCGGTTTCGTGCCTTACCTGAAATACTCAACCGTGTTTCCGAATTGTGTGACGACGCCGATCTATCGAGCCGAGCGCGGGGTTGATGTTTCGAACATATCCATGCTGGCCGAAGTGAATGACACCTATGTCGATTTCTACTGTTCGCCAGACAGCGGCTGGTCTGATGCTTTCAGCCAAGCTGGCAGTTGGACTCGCCTTGACTACGGCGCCCGTATTCAGGGTGTCCGATACTACATCTTCGGCATAACGCCGAACTGATCTCAGGAGAAAAATCTATGGCTACTTTGTCCGACTATATGTCGGGAACGATTTCGCTCGCCAATGGATCAGTGACGGTAACCGGAACCGGCACGCTGTTCGAGGTGACACGGTTTCGGGAAGGCGACACGCTCCAAATCCAGAACCTGACGGCTGTGATTTCCAGCGTCGATAGCGATACGCAACTGACGCTCGCTGAACCTTGGACCGGCCTCGATATTGTTGACGGCCCGTATCGTGCTCGCCAGCTTGGCGACGGCACTCGCGTTTCAACACAGGCTGCAACGGTTATTCAATCGCTCGGCAATGGCGTCCTGACAAACCTTGCTGAACTCGGCGTCGAGGAAGGCAAGGTACCTGTTGGCGGGCCGACGGGTGAGTATGAGTTGACGGACTTGGTTCAGGACCCGAATGGAAGCCTTGCAAAACTGGCGGCGTTGACGCTGGCGGCGAACAAAATTCTAAATACAAATGGCTCGGGCAATTTTACTCAGTCCGATATCACAGCAGCTGCTATCGCTCTTCTCAACCTTTCTGGGACGGCGGCAGCGGACCAATTGCCCTATCTGACTGGCGCAAGCGGAGCAGGGCTGACGACCCTAACGTCATTTGCTCGTACACTTCTTGCCGCTACCGGAGGGACCGCAGCTGTAGCAGCATTAGGGATAACGGTATCATCTTCATCCGGGAGTACAATGTCTCTCGTTTTTCCCAACGGCTTTAAGATTTGCATGGGCACAGTCACGCCTACAACGCTGAGCAGTGGTGGCTTCTATATTACAATGCCAGTTTCATTTACTAATATTCCAGTAGCTTGCTTAGTGATGCCCGGCGCGCTTGAGACAGCAAACAGGATTATCTATAGCAATTACCGAACAAACTGGTCGAACACGCAAGTATACGTGCACGCTTGGTATAGCTCTACCAACGCCGCCGCAGCATCAATTACAACACGTGTTGACTATTTAATAGCGGGGTTCTGACATGATTATTCGAGCAACCTTCAATGAAGAAGGCTTTGCGACTGGCTTCTATCCTGAGAACATTTGGCCTGTTGACTTCCCGGCTGATGCTATCGAGATAACAGCAGACCAATACTCTGATCTGATCGATAATCAGGGGATGCGCAAATGGGTAAACGGTGAAGTGGTTGAATACACCCCGCCAGCCGTCGATCCCGTCACGATCATTCCTGCGGTTACGCTCTGGGAACGCATGACTGATGTCGAGGCCGAACAGGTCAATACCGCCATGGCGACGCAGCCATTCCGCACCCGGCAAATCTTCCTGACCGCAAACACCTTCCGCTCTGATCATGAGCTTTGGCCGTTGCTGAAAAGCATGGCTACCGGTCTTTTCGGAGAGGAAAGGGCAGCTGAGTTGCTAAATTCATTTTGATTTCAGACAGTTGGTTTATTTGGAGGAGCTAGTTTGTCGCGGATTTTTATAAATGGCTCTTCTATCAAAATATACGGGATGTACGAAAGAATGATCGCCGCAATGATCATCACGAAATAAAGAATAGGCCCCCGACATTCTGGAAAGAAGCGGATCGAGTAACTGAACATCAGCATATGCCAGAGGTAGAGGCTGTAACTGACTTTGCTGATGTACGTGATTGCGCTTTTCGCAATAATTCCAAGAGAAGGGCGACGAAAATAGAAGACGAGCACAATTGACGCGGCACTTAACCCCGTAACGATGTAGCCTGCTACATCATGATACCAACGTGGGAGCACTGGCGTAGGAAGGCCAAGCATGGAGCCGGAATAACGGTAGAGGTCCGCAGCAAAAAGCAGGCAAGCTACAATCACAAGCAAGGGCCACAACTGTTGAAACGTGTCTCGGACGCGTTTGATTTGAATGAGATAGGCGATAAGTACTCCATAAGCCATCCCGTCGAAACGAAACGGGTTAACACGGATTGAGATCGGTTCTGAGCCTGCGTAATGCTGATATATGCGGACGATTATCGGAATGAGTATGGCTGCCAAGATCGCGATCAGCATTCCTCGCTTCTTGAAAAAACATGAAGCGGCCAAAGCCCCCAGCGGGAACAGAATATAGAACCATTCTTCCACGGCGAGCGACCAAGATACCGGAACAACACCTTGATTGTGGTTTATGGGCCACTGAAGCAATATGAAGTCACTGAATTGAACTCGCCCATAAACTATCCAGAAAAACAAAAGAATGAAAAAATAAGCGGGTAGAGTTCGCATCCAACGGCGGAACCAGAAGCGTCCAAAACTGTATCCGGTTACTCCTTGGTTGAACATTTTTATGAGGATGGAGCCGATAAGAAACCCGGATAGAGCAAAAAATAGTTCTACACCGAACCATCCGCCAAAAGTGAGCGCCATGTTGCTGTCAGGGGAAACAAGCGCCTGTCGAGCATGGCTTATCAAGACCATTGTGATCGCCGCTGCGCGTACGATATCTAGACCAAAATTTCGAGTTTCTGAGAAATCAGACAAGTGGTCATCCCTTTAATGAGTAAATCGCTCTAGCAGGGCGTTATCTGATCAGTCAATGACGACTTCCAGTCGAACCTCCGCCGCCCACTGAGGCGGCTTTTCTTTGCTTAAGAAAAACCCCGGACTAGCCGGGGTTAAGGCTATTGCCGCCACCTGGTGTCCCAGGAAAGCACCGATATGACACAAAGCAATGCAGCGAGGATGGGGACTTCGATTAGAAAATACCAATGCATTGACATGCCCTCATACTGGAACGCGGCCACCGCCATTGCCATGCGAGGTCATCCACGGCATAGCCGCTTCAGGTTTTTCGAGAATGTTGCGCTTTCGAGCGAAGCCTTCAAAGGCGTTTTGCGCCACGATTAGCGGTTTTTGCCCGCTGTAAGCGTCACAACAGGCGCTCCATGCCACTTCATAGATGATGTCGCGATCATCCTGTGGCCATTCATAAAGAAAATCGATTGCGTCAATAGGGCCTGCGATCTCTCTGATCAGAAATTTGCCGTCCTTCACAAAAATTGGACTGTCAAACAAACGGTCGCTCATCGAAACCTCCATTTGATCGAACGAAAAAGTTGGAATGACGACATCGATTTAGTGATCGATCCGGCGGTTTCAAGAACCTCTTATTGTTAAATTTCAGGAAACCCCATGAACAAAACAACGTTCTTCGCGTATGCGAGGCGCGCGCCTTTTGGCGGGCGCTTGAGCCAGTCGCAGGTCGACGGCACGTCGGCAATTCTGGCCGAAGCAGAGCGCCGAGGCTTGCCGGATGAGCAAGCGGCCTACGTGCTCGCGACAGCATTCCACGAGACCGGCGGCAAGATGCAGCCTATCGAGGAAAACCTCACCTACACCAGTGCGGCTCGCATCAGGCAGGTCTGGCCGTCGCGGTTCTCCACTGTGCAGGCCGCCCAGCCTTATGTGCGTAATCCACAGGCCTTGGCTAACAAGGTCTACGGCGGGCGCATGGGCAATACCGGTGCGAATGACGGATGGCTATACCGCGGTCGCGGGTTGGTGCAGATCACCGGCAAGGACAATTACAAGAAGTATGGCCTTGGCGATAACCCCGACGCCGCGCTGGAGGACAGCACCGCAGTGCGCATCCTCTTCGACGGGATGATCAACGGCAAGTTCACGGGCAAGCGACTGGCTGACTACTTCGGTGCCGGTAACGCTAACCCAGAAGGTGCCCGCGCAATCGTCAACGGCACTGACAAGGCCAGCCTGATTGCGGGTTACTACCGCAACTTCCTCGACAGCCTTGTGGCGGCGCGTGAAATGAAGCCTGCCATTGCCGAAGACGCCAAGCCTGATGATGTGCCGCTTCTCGAAAGCCCAGCCGTAAAGCTAATGCTGACCGGTGGGGCGGGCACCATGGCGACCAGCCTTATCGGTGCGGTCGCCAACCCATGGGCATTCGCGACGGTCGCGCTTCTACTGGTCGCTGCAGGCGCGGGGTTCTGGCTCTGGAAGAGCGGCAGGATCGAACTGAAGAGGGTGGTGGCGTGATCGTCAGAGTAGCGATCGAATATGACACGGAAGCCGAAACGGCCGTCGTACAGATCGGCAACGAAGCGCAGGAATGGCACCGTGCGCGGCTTACCAACAGCGCCATGACCGAAACGCGGGACGGCTACTTGCTGCCTATCTCAGGGCCGCGGCAAGCGCTGATTTTAACGGGGGTTCCGACATGACGTGGATAGCCGCCCTGTGGGCGACGACAAAAAGCCAGATCACTGGCTGGGCCGTGGCAATCGCTGCGGCCCTTGCGATTCTGGTGGGTGCTTACCTCAAAGGCAGGGCGGACAACGCCACAAGCGCAACCGTCGACCGGCTGAAGGCCGCCAACAAAGCAAGGAAGATCGAAGATGAAACCAGCAAGCTTGGCGGCGGCGATGTTGACGCTGCTCTGTCTCGGTGGATGCGTGACAGCCGGTAGCTACTGCGACGTCGCGCGGCCTGTTCGCCCGAGTGTCGAGGACAGCCTGACCGACGGCACAAAGCGCCAGATCCTCGCGGAGAACACGAAACTGGAAAAGCTGTGCGGGGTGCGACCGTGAGGGCGCAAAGGTATGGCTGGCCTGCCTGTGGCTGGGTGTGGCAGCAAGGGGGATTATTGGATGACCGGCGCTGAAATCATGGCCGTGGTCGGCTTTATCGTGATGCTGATGGGCTTTCTGTTCGGGCTTTGGAAATACGTTGAAAGCCAGATCGCGAAAGCTGAGACGCGCAACGCGGCGAAAGCCGAAGCTGCGACCGCTCTTGCCAGCCTGACCCGGCAGGAGCTTTCCGACTACAAGCTGCGCGCGGCAGAGACGTTCGCCACCAAAGCAGGCATGCAGGAGCAGACCTCCCAGATCATGCGAGCCATCGAAAGTGTGGCGCATCGTATCGACGGTCTCACCGAGCGGATTGATAACATCATGGCGACGAGGACGGGGCGTACAAGAACTTGAGCTTGAAGTTTCGATTTCTCGATCATATGTAATGATAGCCGAAGTGCTTTGAACGTGCTAACTTACATCCGTAAGACTGATTGGAGGCAAAAAAACGCTTGCAAATGCGAACTTTTTTGCTGCATATGCGTTTTAATAGCGAGCACACGCGAGCAGACTGGATTCTCGAAAGGTGAATCTGGAAAGCCATTCGAAGCTGCAATTACTTGCTTGCGAGTAAATTGGAGCGTGTTCTTAACATCTAGACCTTTGACATCGTCCGGCCGGGCGTCTCACTGGTGGTTGTTACGATCCGTAGGTGTGAAGAGATAGGTTGCGGGTGAATATTCTGCACAATCTCGTTGTTCGAAAGGCAAGCACGAATTCCTGCTGTAGGATTAAATCCATGGCAAAAAAATGGGCTGGTGTCGCAAATAGCGCACCAGCCTTTTTGTTAATGCCCGATCACATAATCGTTAGGTGCGATGTTGACGTGAGTTTTCTTTGGTGGGCTGCCATCGCCGTGGCAGTTATGATAAAGTGGTCTTAGTTTACCTTTGACGGGGGTGCAGTCGTAATGAAAGCAGTGATCGTAAGCCCCGCCTAGCCGACTTCGAGCATTCAATAAACATTCAACACTGTGTTGTTTAGCTGAACTATTACGCAGATACCCGTGACGATCATTTCCCGGGCTTTTGAAAAAATGGACCCCATCACATAACGCGCGCTTCTGCTCATCAGGTGGTGTTTTCCAAGGATGTTTCGCGATGAAATTTGCTATTGCATCACTCAACAGCTCATCTGGATCGGCACAATATGTCACCTTTTCGTATAAATTTTTCAACATATGGCGTAGATCGTCCCCCTGAAAATTTCGAACAGGAAGAAGTAGTGGGTTAAGATTATGAACGTTTGTTTTATGTGTTACGCGACTTGATACATCTCTTAAGCGTTTACTTGCTTTAATCACATCGGAAGTAAAGTCGTTCAGTATTTTGTTTTTTTCAATGGCATTTTTTGCTGATTTAACATCAGGAACCGTCAATCGATGGGGTAAGGCAAACGGAAAAAACCTTTCCAAGAGTTGATCTGTGCTTTTGTCATTGTAGTCTGCATACAACAATAAGGTTACGATTTTTTTGTTCTCTTGCCGTTCTATATAATAATCGAACAATTGATTGATAATCTTTTCGGCATGATTAGGATCGTAACTACCTTCCCATTTATTGGGAGTGATGAATAGTCTACCTCCCGGAGCGATCTTTTGCGCGGCTTCTTTTCGGAGCCGATCAAAAAATGAAACGGGAAGTCCGGCGATGACAAGGGAATAGTCCGTCATGATCGATCGTCCAACTTCGCTATACGTTCTTGTTCATCAAAGCAACTATCACGTCCATGGGTAATGAGACCGTCGCCAATTGTCGCTTATCAAGCGCATCTACTATGGCATGCAATAACGTTCTCTGATGTCCAAATGGAGATATATGCGTTCTAGGTTTAGATAAGAATTGCTCTGTTTCAAGTTTATTATCTTCGATCCAACTAATTATCTTGGAGTAAATAACTTTATCTCTGTCGTTAGATGTGTCAGGCGTTATATATTCACTATCGATTGCGACATACGAAGGCGAAGGCGGCGCATCGACGTCCTCAAATGTAAAATCATCGAGATTGACGAAACGCCTCGATCCTACTACCGGAACTGAGAAGGCGGCCCAGAAACGATAATTGAAACGAAATTTTCGGTCTTTTTTTTCAGTTGTCGCATCAGTAATTAAACTTGCCAATTCTTGACTATTTCTTTTTATAAGAGATTGAATATTCCTAAACTGCCCCGTGAAAATTATTTCGTATTTGTCCGAAAAACGTTTTCTCACAAAATTGGCCAGACTTTTCTCTTCTTTTTTAATCGTCTGGAGGTCTGAGCCAATATCCATGCCCAGCTTACTGAGAAGGTAAGGTTGACCGGTACTTAATTCAGCATCTGCCAAGGCCTCTATTTTCGATGCGATTCTTGAAAGTTCGTCCATAAGTTCCGCCCCCGGTCGTTTAGTCGATAATAAATGCTGTTATGCCATTTTAGGATGGTTTTGAAACCCACAATATCGAGGTGAGTGAAGTAATCCAATTCAATATATGATCGCGATAAGCGTTAGTTTGATAGCGAGTGAGTTTCTCCATTAACACCACATTTATCGAGACATTCCATCCTTCCTTCTGCGCCGCTCACCACGGCCACCAAACCACACACGAGGAGACTGTATGTCCAATGACAGACAGGGCGCGGGTGCGCCCATCGTTGTTGATGTCGCTCTGGCGATGAAGCAACTGGAAGAAAACCCTGACTTGGCTGCCAAGATGAACGAACTCGCGTTCGGACCGTTCGCGGCGAGACAGCTTGCTGCGCGCGATGAGCTTATTGAGGATCTCGTTGAAGCTGTGCAGATGTTCTCTGACAACGCAAAAGAGGCGGGTGATCTGTTTGAAGACGGTCGCAACTCAGAAGCGTGGGAATGGCTGCACACCGCAAGCATCAAAGCCAAAGCGATCCTCGCAAAAGCACGAGGTGAATCATGAGCACAAGCCATGGAGGCCCGGCCTTTCCATCCACGGTAGAAGCCGGTGAGGATCGCTTTGGTAACAAGTCTCATGTCTTTTATCGAGGCATGACGCTGCGCGATTACTTTGCGGGGCAGGCGTTGGCCAGTTGGCCAATTACGGATCATAGCACCGATCTAGCCAGTAAATGCTACGCGCTCGCCGACGCCATGCTTGCGGCAAGAGGACACTAGATGAAGCTTTCACACGAAGAACTCCTGCGGCGCGCCGAGGCTTACCGTGAGCACGGCACGCTGGTTAAGGCTGCCGCTGCGCTCGGCATAAAGAAGTCGGCGTTCCACGAGAGCATCAAGCGGGCGGCGGAGATTGGGCTGTTGGGGCCGGCACCGACGCTGCCCGGTTATGCGATCAAAAGCCTGACCGAGACGCCGAACGGCACATATATGCGCCAGATGAAAGAGGCTGGCGACAAGTGGCGGGTACCGGAGGGACATGCTGTACGCGGCGTGTCAGCGCTGATTGACGCGGAAGGCCGCATCATCCAGCAATGGCAGAAGACGGCTGTTGAGCGCGAGCCCGAAGATTATATAAAGCGGCTAAAGGCTGCGATGGCCGACTATGAGCCCGCTACGACCACATCTATGCCGTTCGTTTCCGACGCTGATCTATTGACGCTCACGCCGTTGGCCGATTGGCATATCGGTTTGAGAGCATGGGCAGGCGACACGGGAACAAATTGGGATTTGGCAATCGCGGAACGAGTCATCGGGCAGGGCATCGAGGATGCTGTTGCTCGCTCGCCAGCCTCTGCCCACGCTATCGTGCTGGGCGGGGGTGATTTACTCCACTCAGATTCCAACGAGAACAAAACGGCCCGGTCCGGCAACGCGCTTGATGTTGATGGCCGTTACGACAAGTGCATTGACGTTGCCGGGCGGCTGGTTGTCAAAACCATAGACGCCAACCTGCGACGGCACCGGCACGTCACTGTTCGCATCCTAAAAGGCAATCACGACGAGCATTCCAGCGTAGCTGTCGCCTACTTCCTTAAAGGCCACTACCGCAACGAACCGCGTGTGACCGTCGATACCGATGCAAGCCTCTTTTTTTGGCATCGTTTCGGCAAGGTGATGATTGGCGCGACGCATGGCCACGAAGCCAAGATCGCCAACATGCCGTCCATTATGGCTCATCGGCGCGCAGAGGATTGGGGCGCGACCCTCTTCCGATACGTTCATGGGTTTCATCTGCATCACTCGGCGAAGTATGCGACTGAAGGCGGCGGATGCATTTCCGAGGTCCATCAGACCCCGACGCCGCAAGATGCGTGGCATTGGGGGTCTGGCTACCTGTCCGGGCGGTCAATTCAGTCAATTACCTACCATAGGGACTATGGCGAAATTAGCCGTGTAAGGGTGGCTATGGTTGATGGCGGGCCGATTGCGGCAAACGATGATGTAAGGGTAGCAGCATGATTTGCACCGTCGAAGGATGCGAAAAGAGGGCGAGTTGGGGTGACCTTTGCAGCGGCCACGGCCACAGGCTTAAGAGGTACGGATCTCCAACAGGAAAGCCCGCACCTAAAGTTCTTGGCGTCTGCGCCGTTGATGGGTGCGGAGGGAAGCTGGCGGGCGCGGGATATTGTCGAAAGCACTACAAGAGATTCCGCGCTCACGGCGACCCTCTTGGTGGCGGGATCGATTATGGTTCTGCCAACGAGTTTGTGGTTGATTCTGCCAATTCGGAAGAGAAGATCGAGTGCATTATATGGCCGTTTGGCAAATCCAAGGACGGGTACGGTCGCGTTAATGTCGGGGGTACGCCCAAGGGCGCTCATGTCGCGGTAGCTGAGCTTGCCCATGGCCCGAAGCCCACTGCAAAGCACGAATGCTGCCATTCGTGCGGGAATGGGCACCTTGGCTGCGTCAACCCTGCCCACATGTATTGGGGAACGCGAAAGGAAAATGTAGCCGATGCGATTGCACATGGAACTTCATACACGCTCCATGTGCCGATCGGGGAGGCGCACCACTGCGCGAAATACGATGACGCAACAATAGATATTGCTATGCGGAGAATACAAAGTGGAGAGCGCCCGTCCTCGGTTGCGAGGTCATTGGGTATATCTGCGTCTTACATTTATAGCTTGTCTAGCGGTAAATCCAAGCGCGCTCAGGCTTGGCTTGCCGCGAATGATAATGTGGCGAGCGAGAGAAGGGTGGCTTGAAGCGTTTAGTTTTGATCCCCGACGGATGGTCGGCCCCATACGGTGAAATAAAGCCAGGATTGTTCCTAGCCAATGGCGAGGTGTGCCTAAAATCAGAATACGGGCAAGAGGGCTATTGCGACAGTGGCGAAGCTTTTGCGCGGCATAAAATGGAGGTCCAGCCGATCAAGGCGATTTGGGAAGAATACGAAGACTAACCAACTCGCGCCGCCCACCAAGCGGCGCTTTCACCACAAAAACGAGGAGAGAACATGCTTGAAGAAGCAGAAGACCGCGCCGCGCGAGCGGCGGTAGAAGGACGGCAGATGACGACAGGTGGGGCAGTTATAAGTTGCCTGCCAAAACCTTATAACGACAACTTGCCCGTAACCAGAGTAACGATCAGGGCGGGGGAGCTTTGCATCGGTGACGTTCCTGTGCCGTATCCAGTGCCAGTTGCCGAGCAACCGGCGCGCAAGCCACTCGTCATCATCGAAAGTCCTTTCAGCGGCGATGTCGTGCGCAACACCGAATATGCCCGCGCGTGCCTTCTGGACAGCTTGCGCCGGGGCGAAGCGCCGATTGCGAGCCATTTGCTTCATACGCAAGTGCTGGATGATTTGCGGCCTGATGAACGAGAGCTCGGCATTGAGGCCGGTCTCGCTTGGTATCGGGTGGCGGAGAAATGCGTGGTCTATGAGAATTTCGGGATGAGCCGAGGCATGGCGGAAGGAACGGCGCGAGCGCTCGCCAATGGCGTGCCGGTTGAATTTCGGCGGTTAGGGGCTTGGAGGGCGGCGGCATGACCAACTTCCACATAGGCCAGAAGGTCGTCTGCATCGATAGCGCTGTCGGCTTCGAACAGTTCATCGAGATCAAGGAAGGCGAGGTCTACACTATAAGCTGGATCGGACCGTTTGAGCACTACACGCAGGGCAGCTACATCGGCGTGCGTCTGAAAGGCGTCGATCGGGGCATCTGCCCGCAGTTCGGATATGACAACCCGCCGTTTGCGGCGCGTCGGTTTCGTCCGCTTGTTCGCGATCAGCTGTCTTCGGTTCGCGGCCTACTCGCAGGCGGTCCCGTCACTGAGAAGTTCGAAGAGCCGAAGCGGAAAGTAAGGGAGGGCGTCTAATGGTTCCAGATGCACGAATTGACCGTGAAATTGCTCGAGGTGAACTGGGTTCTGGCAAGCAGCCCATGCCAAAGCCGGTTCACTTAACCGACCTGAGCCTACGCGCAGCCGCAGCGTCCGTTGCCTCCGACGGCGGCAGCACAAGCTATTACGAGCTACCTCCACATGCGACCGAACTGAACGACCTGATCGAGCACAAAGGCATGTCCTTCGCGCTCGGCAACATCTTTAAGGCTTGCTATCGGTTCGGCGAGAAAGACGCGGCCAGCCGAATGTATGATCTGAATAAAATCATCTATTTTGCGGAGAGGCTGAAGGCGTTGGAGAGCAGGAAGGTCTGATCAAAAAGAACCCCGCGGCGAGAACCGCGCGGGGTTAAGGCTACTGAGCCCTCTCTCCCAAGGGCGACAGAAATTTATCCAATTGGGCAAAAAAGTAAATACTAGTCCTTCGACCGATCCGGATAGGGTTCTTTTGGCAATCTAATATTAGGATTGCCAGGCGAGTTTGTCTGCTCATGGGTAGGTTTTTCCTGATGGTCGCTGGGTTCGACAGGAGAAGGATCCCCGGCTTCTTTCTCCCGCACGAGCTTTGGATCTGACCAAGGGTTTACCGTTCTGGGAATTTTTTTCACTTTCATTTGTTTTTCCTCGTTTCGTTCTTCAACGAGTTCCGCAAAGCGTCCATGATGTTAATAACGTTGCCGCGTTGCGGTTCAGCGTCGGTCGCTTTCTGCTTCGCTTTCGTCGGCTTTTTCAGTGTCTTCTTTTTGGCTGCTATGATGTCAAGCAGGTGCTCTTGAACTGGGTCTTGGACTAGGTCGGGCTTCCAGTCCCGGGTTTGCTTTTTGATGAACTTTTCAATCAGCGGCAGTGCGTCCGGATCGGCCTTCTCCTCGCCAATGCTTTCAAAATAGAGATCTTCGTCGCGCACTTCGTCACCGTAGCGCAGGGTCCAGAGAATAATCCCTTTGCCGCGCGGCTCAAGCATAACGGCCCGTTCGCGCCGAGACAGGACCAACCTTGATATGCCAACCTTGTTTTCGGCTTTCATAGCCTCACGAATAACCGAGAAGGCTTCCTCGCCGACGGGATCGCTAGGAGACAAATAGTAAGGGGTGTCGAGCCAAATCCACCCGATACTCTCACGAGGTGAGAACATTTCAATATCGATCGTTTTGGTGCTATCGAGCGCAACGTTCTCCAGTTCATCATCTTCGAGGAGAACATATTCACCTTCTCCTCGCTCGTAGCCTTTGGCCTCATCGCCTTCCCTGACGTCCTTGCCGGTGACTGCGTCGACATAGTGACTGACAACACGGTTCTGGGTCTGTCGGTTTAAGGTGTGAAAACGGACCTTTTCACTTTCAGAAGTCGCTGGCATCATCTCGACAGGGCAGGTGACAAGCGAGAGCTTCAGGTATCCCTTCCAGTATGGACGAACAGCCATCTCGAATTCTCCTTAACTTGCCCGTCTCGTGGGTGAAACAGACTTTCTGGAACTTGTGGCTGTTTTGGTGGTCTTTCTCCGAGCTGGGGCGCGATCAGCGTTGGCCGCCGTGCGTTTCGTTTTCGCGACACCAAGGCCGGCGCTTTCGCGGAGAGCCTGTAGCAAATCGCTCGGCTTGGATGCGACGGGCGCCTTTTTCTTAGGAAGGGTTCGACCTTCAATTTTTGCCTTGACCAGGTCGGCCACAGCCTCCTCATATCGGTCGTCAAACTTGCTGGCATCAAATTCGCCAGCCTTGGTGCCGATGATATGTTCCGCTAATTCCAGCATTTCGCCTTCAATCTTGATATCCGGCACATCCTCGAACGCTTTCTCAGCAGATCGCACCTCGTAATCGAAATTGAGCGTTGAAGCCGTCAGACCCTTTCCGTGGGCCCGGATAAGCACCGTCCGCATGCGGCGGAATAAAACTGTGCGTGCTATGGCAGCCACCTTGGCCTTTCTCATCCCATCGCGAAGCAGGACAAAGGCCTCCGTACCCATCTTGTCCGGAGCGAGGTAGTAAGGCTTGTCGAAATAAGCCGTATCAACCTGGTCGCATGGAATAAAGGTTTCGATCTGTAAGGTCTTGTCACTTTCGGGGATCGCGGCGGCAATCTCTTCGGGCTCGAGAACCACATATCGGTGATCATCCACCTCGTATCCCTTGACCTGATCCTCACGTTCCACGGGCTTGCAGGTTTCACTGTCTATATATTCACGGCGTACGCGATTTCCCGTCTTGCGGTTAATCGTGTGGAACGAGATTCGTTCAGACGTAGATGCCGCTGTATATAAAGCTACCGGGCATGATACCTCCCCGAACTTTATATATCCCTTCCAATTAGCTCTCGGCGACGCTACCATTTTACTTACTCCCGACACCGACACCGACACCGACAACACGATGCGTGCGAATCACTTGCAATCGAGTCGAACGAATCACTCTCTGATTCGTTCCGGGGCGTAGAGATTCATTTTGAGGAGCATCCAATGAAAACCCCGAATGACCGTTGCAGGTCACTCGGGGATCCCATGAGTTCGGTGTGCCCAAACTCAGCGGTCGCTCTCTTTGGGGGAGCGATAGCGAAACTATTTCTGATCTATTTTGTTCCTTAGAAAGGTAAGCCCCTGACGCTTATGTGATGGGCGCGCTGCGCCCAAAGGCACGGCGCGCACATCGAAAAAAAGCCCCGCTTGATCGGCGGGGCAATTGGTGTCATTGCAATGGTATTAACCCACGACTGGGTTATTTGTTCCTTCAGGTATGTCGGAATTGGTCTGCATTGCGCGTAGGTCGTGCCGAATAGTATATCGCTGATGCGCCAATCTGGCAGCAAGTTCAGTTAGTCGCGACCTTTCACGAAGTCCGTGTTCGTAGAGCATTAGGATACAGGATGCGAGTTCACTACCCGAATAGTTGTGGTCACTTTCTTCCAATAAGACAGCAGCGTTGGTGAAGCAGCTACGTAGGAAGTCCACTTCAGCAGGAATGTATATTCGGCTCGCTTCGTTGAAAAACGGCATGTCAGCCTCCTTATACTAAAGGCGTAATCGTAGCTTCATTAGCGATATCTAAAAAGCAAAATTTTAACAATTTTGGCAACGTAACGCTCGGTCTAAGAATAGTGAACCCCGCCAGCCATTTAGCTGACAAGGCGCGTGCCTGCCGAACCGAGGCAGGCCGATATTAGGCACGTCGTCGTTGCCAAAAACGGCGAAAGAACCGGCAAAACGGGGAACAGAAGGCTGGTGCTATTCCTCCGGATCGGTTCCTGTCACGCCGCGGTGCATGTTCTCAGCAACTATCCTTATTGCGGTTGCCGCTTCCTCCTCCGACCATCCGGCCTCTACAGCGTCCTGGATGAGTTCGGGCACGCCGATCACCTGAGTGCGGGCTATGGCCGCAGTGACCTCTGCGTCTCTGGCGCCGGATACCACAGCTCGCTCGACCAGCTCCGCAATTCCTTGCGATACCGCTTCTTGGCAGTCGATTTCACGATCTGGATAATCACCCGGTTGTTTTGGTCCGAACATTCCATCCTCCCTAGAATAAACTTGCCTGTGCTTCCTCGATGTGATTGCTTGGCGTTAGGTCGATCAGATCAGCGTCTGGCAGGGGTTTCTGCATGTCCTTGGCTTCATTCCACGGCGCACGTAGCCAAGTATCTATTTCTTCCGTGGTGCGGAGTATGACCGGCATTGCCTTTGGATGAACTGGCCAGACAACGCCATTCGCCTCGGTCGTAAGAAATGCAAAGATATCGATCTCGACCAGACCTTCTTTACGCTTTCGGATCGCTTTCCATCGCGTCCAAAGTCCAGCGAACGCAAACAAAGGCTTTTCCTCATTCAGAGCAAACCAGTGAGCGGGGAGCTTTCCAGTTTTCGGATCGCGGACTTTACCGTACTCGGAAAATGAGGTGGCCGGGACGACGCAACGATGCTCGACGCCAAACCATGGCCGCCAATGCCCTGACTTGAGATTTCGTATGTTGGTAACGCCGCTGTCCACGTCAGATTTCAACTTCTCTGGCGGTGTCGGCATGCCCCATCGAAGCATCGCCAGTTCCGGCTCATCGCCTTTGACATTTCTCAACACTGGCGCGGGATAGTCGGGATAGATATCCAACTGTGGATCGATGCGGTTCGTCATATCCGAGAATTTCGGGAACAGGCGGCGCATGGCCTCATGGTTCGTCGTGATGTTGTATAGATTGCACATGCGCGCCTCCTCTTTTGCGAAAAGAATAGTGCGCTTATGATCTGCGTCCATACGTTGATGGAACATCACTGCGATAAGACTGTTACCTTAGACGATTGAACATGCCGAGGAGCCGGTCGAATGAAATGGATAGCTGTAGCAGTTGGCCTCGTGGTCATGTCCAGCGCGTCATTTGCGCAAGGATCTGGAGCGCCATCGCAATCTGGTGGGCAGGAACCTGAAGTGCCGGGTAACCCTCCAGCAGCACCGGGCCAGCCACCATCCGATCCAGACAGCACCCAAGTCCCGTCGTCGCAAAAGCAAGATCAGATACAGAAGCCGGAGATAGACGCATGTTCGCCTGGGCAGGAAGCAAAAACCTGCGTTGAAAAGCAGCGTGGCACCAAGTAGCTCTTATTTGCGCCGTCCAGCCAAGGCTTCTTCGCCTTCCTGTTTATGCTCACGGCAGAACCAGAGTTGAGCCGTAGCGGTCTTGTAGCCGAACGTTCCCCACACCTTGCAGCCCTTCGCATCGCAGAAGTGCTCAAACAACTTGTTGCCTTTGGCGCTGGTAGTTCTGTCGGTCTTGTACCCAGTCATTCTCTATCTCGGTGGTTTTGTAATCCCGAATTGTGCATCGCCCTTGGCTGTACAGGCCTTGCACCGCATTCGCGGGTGCAAATCCTCGAAGTAGGTGTGCGTGCCAAACTTTCGCAGAATGATGGTTCTGTCCACCGATCCGATATGACCGCAGCGACAGCAATAGCCGTACAGTTCGTACCAGCCAAACAAATCCATTATCCGAGCCGAAGCAGGCATTTCCTTCAGGAAGGTCGGTCTTATTCTCATTTCTCAAAATACGTCTCCCACGGCTTGGAAGACTTATCGGCAGGGTCGTGCGGCTTGCCGCCGTAGAGACGGATGAACTCGTTCTGTCCCTCCCGAGTGTTAAAGCGCGCAATGCTAAATTCCGTCAGATTGTGTTGAGCTCCACCCCAAAGCCGATACCCGCCCAATCTCTCTCGGTCGTTCAACATTTGAACGAGGTTTGTTCGGTGCCAGTCTGTGAGGTGAAGCACTACCTGAAACGGGTAATCTTTATTGATAAGGCTTTTTGGCGGCTCACCGCGTGAACGGCTCATTTGGGAGACTCAATTCTTATCGCACAACGATTCTTTCCCACTTGTCGGCAGAAGCGGTAACGCCAAAAGGCTTGCCGCCATGCCGACGCATGAAAGCGCTCATGCACTTTTCAGTAGGGAAACTGAATACGCAGAAATCGATTCCGGATTTGCGGGCCATGCGATGAGGTAAGCGGGCGCCAAGGCGATCGGCGTCGCGGTGTACTTCGCGCCGGGCGCATTTCAGAGCGTAAGCTTCAGGAAGGGCGACTTGGAACGTTTTCATCACGCTGCCCTCTTGAATAGGTCAGCGCGTTGGCCATGCGTAATGGCGAGGCGAGAAAGTTCGACTTCGCGCGCCAGAAAGTCACGCTCTTTCAGGAGCGCCTCAATGGCCGCGTGCACATCGCCGCCGTGGTAGGCGAGTACCTGCTGAATTTCGTCTTCATAATTTTGCACAAGAGCGTTCATGGCTTCCTCCTGCTAATTTAGATGTTCCCATTTTGTTCTCATGCAGAACGAAAGTCAACAGGGGACGATTCCGTATCGTTGGCTTGTCGGTTCGTGTGCCGTTGTATATTATGTGCCAAAATTATCAGGAGTTCATTTTGGCCAAAATTAAGAAGCGATCCTGGGAGAATGCCAGCGGACAGCATGAGGCTTGGCAACTCGATTTTACGGATCGTCTCGGCAAGCGGCACCGTGAGCAGTTCACAAAGAAGCGCGAAGCAGAAGCAAGGCTGGCTGAACTCATCGCCACGACAGGTTCAGCCACTTACAAGGAAGAGGCGAAGAAAACTACAGTTGCGGATGTTTGCGACGATTTCTATAAAGCCATGGAGCTACGCCACAAGCGCGGCGAGAAGGTCGTTCAGTCCTATCTTCGGACGACAAAGCAGCATTTCGATAATTGGATCAACCCTACCGATGAAAGCAGCATTGGCTTCGAAAACGGCATTGGCGAGAAAACGCTGGCAGAGCTAACGACAGCCGATGTCATCAAGTTTCGTGATGACATGCGCAATGCTGGGGCGGGAATTGTCACAACGCGGCGCGTCCTAGGCACGTTAAGCCGCACCCTCAAGCATGGTATTGAAACGAACAAGGTCGGTGTAAACGTTGCGAAGGGTGTCCGCGTCATTGGAAAGCGAGACGAAGGATCTGAGCGAGTAACGCCGCCGTCTAAGATGGCTTTAGCGGCAATTCTCAATCTGGCTCAGGCGCCTATCGACCTGCGTATCCGCTTTGCCGCTGCCACTGGCCTGCGTGCTTCCGAACAGTGGGCGCTGCGATGGACGCATATAGATATGGAAAACGGTCACGTCAGTGTCGAGACGCGCGTTGATGCCTATGGCGAGTTTGACACGACAAAGTCAGGGGCGGGCCGCCGAACCGTTCCAATCGGCAAGGCGATGATTGATCAGCTGAAGACGTGGAAAGCGTCGTCCAAGCATAACGGATTTGACGACTTCGTGTTTGCCGACAGCAGGGGCGGATTCATCAGGCACACGAACTTTATGAAGCGGGATTGGAAACCCCTTATAGCCGAGACAAACGCCCCGGATATCGGATGGCACGCCTTGAGGCATTATGCGATTTCGACGTGGATCGAAGCCGGCCTTTCCCCCAAGGCCGTGCAGACATTGGCAGGGCATGCCAGTTACGCAATAACCATGAATCGATACGGCCATCTGTTCCCATCCGACGATCATAAGGCAGCATTCGACAGGATTGCCGAAACGCTAGCCTCATGA